AATTTCGAATCATTTCGATTACATTTCCATCACATTCACATTGTGGAATAAATTCTCCAGAATCTACAGCATCTTTAGCCTCTTTTAAACCTATACCAAATAAGTCTTTTATAAGTTTTACTTGATTAAGTTTTCGATTGATTTTACCATCCTGTATGAATAAGAGTTTTATTTTCATGATTTAATTGATTTAAATACATTAATAATAAATAACCATAGTAATAGTAATAATTTCACTAACGCCGCCAAGCTGCTATTATATTACTACACTATGGTTAAGTTAATCTCGTAGTCCATTTCACATGTTATCCGAGATAGAGTCTATAATTTACATATTCAACAAGTTTCTTTTAAATGAGTGAATGTAATCTAATATCTTTAAATAAAGTTACTAAACTTAAATTCACTCTACAAACTTCATTAATCGTTTTATACGATAATTCTGTTTGTTTTGTAATATGTAATACAAACGTTACATATTTACTATCTTTAGATATTTCTACCTTACCAATAGTACCAGTTTTATTTATACTTAAAACTGTAACTTTTTCACCAACTAATTGGTATATTAAACTTCTTGGATCTGCTTTCATTATTTATCGATTGTGAGATTTATACAAAAACATAAGAAAACTAAACCAATAGCGATAAAAAATTTATCATTTGCTATGCCAATAGTTGGAATTAAACACCAACAACGATAATCTTTTTTAAATTCGATATTTGCACTCATAATATTATAATTTTAAATTAATATTCAAAGTATAAAGAGTGAGTAAAAGCAAATACAGGACTAAACGCAATACTCACTCTTTACTTTACATACGAGAAATGTAGATACGAAAACCTCTAACCCAATCTACAAGATAACAAGAATAATGATTGGCATCAACTAATGCATTAAATCCAGATTCTATATAATCTAAATTTACATCAAATGATTTCTTTAGTTCATGGTAAGCTGCATCAAATTGCAGATCCAAATACTTTTCATTACCTACGGTTTGTACTAAAATATCTTTGTCTTTTTTAATAGACCAAAATAGTTTAATACATTCTCGTACAGATAATCCTAATTGCTTCTTAAGCAAAAAGAATTGTTGAAACCAAGTTGTATTGGCTTCATGTTTCTCTCGAATTCTTAATCTAAACATATATTATGGATTTAAGATCAATATTGTTGATATTATTAATGATATAATTCCTGTAATAAGTGCAATCATATTACTAATTAACAATATTCTTTCGAGACCGCCTTCTTCCCAGGCATCCTTAATGTTCTTTTTAAATTGCATATAATTTAGTATTAATATCAATTTAAAAAATAATAACTATTAGCTTCGATACCAGTATGCTATAGAATTTCAGGGAAATTCCTATATCATTTAGTGTTCCACTGGATTTATACTACTAGACTCCAAAACCCGTTACTCTTATGTGATTATGGCAAACGATAAATTAAGCAGGAGTGAGTAACTACGATGAGGTTGTCATTACTTTGGAGAGGTGAGAGTAATAGTGTTCAGTATACAAGTCTCCTAACCTGTACCTTGGCGCATCAACGCATACTTACTAACTATTACTTAGCGAGGAACAATCATTTCACAATGATAAGTCGATATAGGAAATCGACTGTGAGGAGTAGATATTCAAAAGACAGTTAATTATAAATATCCATCTGTATTTATAGAGGCTTTGGACTCTCATTCTATTGAATGGCTACATTAATATTAACCATGTAGTGATAGCCTTTCTGTATTATTGACTTTAGTTAATACAGTATCATTACATGGCAGGGTTGGCTCCCTTGTTTAATAAATACATATTATCTTCAGTGATATTTATTACTAAAGTTAATAAATAAGATAAATATGTATATATAACATATATTTGGGTCTTGCACTGACAAGATTATCCAAATATAGTTAATTGATATAGTACTACTTATGTAGCATACCCTATATCTTTCTCTAATGGTTTAGAGTATCGCTCCCAATACTCGTCGCTCGGTACACTATGTATATTGTCGAGCCTGATTATAGATAAATGCTTATTGAACCGTGCATTTTACACCTAAAACTTATATCGCAAGGAGTATATTTGTCCTCACATGCGTAACCTATAAGAAACTGGTGCCCTCAATGTCTTGGGAAGTTATTGAGTTTTTTAACTATAACTTAAATTATAAAAGGCAGTTTTACTTCATGTACTATTGGTAGCAAATTTGTATGATCACTATTTATTAGAAATTATCTAATAACTCACCAAAATGCCATTGTGATAATATGTACAATATTATAAATATTAGTACAATAATTATCTGTAAATAGCATCCTGTATTATCGTTCTTGTTGTTGGACATATTGTGACTGAATTTAAATTACGCTATATATTATATAAATTCTTAACAGGCTAAAGTGTTAAAAGTGTGAGAAGAGTGGGGAGATAGTGTGTTTTTCGCATATCTCCCTACTTGCTTTACATTACATTAAGTCGTCATCACCACCTTCGGCATCGCTAACAAGTGCGTCTTTAGCCTGCTGTGCTGCCTCTTTAGCTGCTTTAGCGGCTGCCTGCTGTTTCTTATACTCCTCAACAGTCACAATGCGTGTACTATTCTGGAACAAGTTATCAGCACGACGTGTGATGTAGTTGTTACCTTTAACAGGTATACCAGCTTCGTCACTAAACCAGTAGATTGTTACATCTGTGAACTGGATTTTAACGTCTTTGCCGTCTTTCTTGCGTGTAAGATACTTACCGTCAGCATCTTTGCGCAAGAATGGTTCATAGTCACCTACGATATACGTACCAATGTACGTTTCATAAGTGCCTTTCTTTGCCTCATCTACCCACATCTGTAGATAAGCGTTAGCTGCATCTTCTGCAATGCCGTATTTAGGCAATATTTGCAGTCTGATGCCGTTCTCTTGTGCAGCCATAAGCTTATCCAAGCCTGCACGTACAAAGTCTGCGACAACATATTTAGTCTTGCCGTCCTTAGACTCTTTGATTTCAGCTGAAACCAGCTGATACTTAGCTGCTGATTGTTCTTTGATAGAAGCCATTTCTTTATACGATTAACCTTATATCATCGCGAGGTTGTTAAAATACAGTAACTTTATAACTCTCATTAGGGGGTATTTCCCCTACTTGTTAGGAGAGGGGACTTGATTTAGTACTGGTTCACGCTCTCATTATTATGCTATTCAAAATTTTTTATAAAATATTTTTTGAACTATATCCCCACATATGCGTTTAAGTAATGAATATTATATTAGACACTTATGAAAAACAATCAAGTAAAATTTGATAATACAGTAGTTTGGAGAGACTTCACAGCAAAGGATTTTGAAGAAGCACTAAAAATGTTATGTAATGTTGAATATTTTCGTAAACATTGTATACAATTTAGAAACTATATGGTTTGTGCAGACTCACATGAAAAGCAGTTAAAGAATGGACAAAATTAGTTTACAAACACATAAATAAACACGAACATGACAGAAGCAATTAAAAAAGAACTATTAGAGAAAGGATTTACTTATAATGAATCTAGTAAACTATGGTACTACGAATATAGTGATTTTGAAGTATTAAGTTTTATTATAGATGAACATACCAAAGTAAATGGTGATAAATGTATTAAGATATCTGCAATATCTTTAAATAATTATTTTGAAAATTTAACATATTTTAAGATTTGTTATACATTATATTTTGATAACATTAACAAATTTTATGATTTATTAACACTTTTAAATTATAAGATATGATATACAATGAAATAGCTACTGGTTATTTCTCACAATTAGAGAAAGAATATAACTTAGAGTATCTAGGTAAAAGTAAAGGAAGTCTAGGTTGGGAAGGTGTATATAGAGATGAAAGTGGGCAATTATATATTATAAACTATGCAGATTATATGGGTGGTGGATTAGATATATTATACATGATAGACATCATGCCAGAATTAGAAGTTAAAAAATTATAAATAATGTTAAAATTATTTTTATTTTACTAAAAGTGGAACAAAATTGATATATCAAACGTTATCTGTTACTGAGTAATAGATAGTAATAGATATATAATCCAGAGTAAAGATAATAAATTATAAACTATCTACTCTTACTCTAGATCACTTAACTTAATACTATTATGGATGATATAGATTATAACTATTGTAATGATGAAGAGTTTGATATAGATCCTTGTGATGGAGAGTTTAATTATGATTAGATTAGAAATGGGAGAACCAGAGGCTAAAGAAGCTATATTAAAAGGCTTAGTAACAATCAACGATATTGAATACATAGTACACCCTCAACCTAACGGTAGTTGTGATGGATGTGTCTTTGAAGATAAAGAACATTGTCCAAAGATAGCTTTAGATATATGCTGCACCGGTGGTAATATACTAAAATACAAATTATAATATTTTTGGAACATTTTCAAGAGTTATTACGTTATAGTAACCAATTAAATTAAGTTATTCATGAATACAGAAGATAAAGAATTATTAAATACAGTACTGTCTAAGTTAGAATTTCAATTTATTAAAGATATTTTGGTAAAACCATTACCAGAAGAATACATTGAAAAAGAAATAACAAAGCCTATCAATACTGGGGAAACAGATGAAAATGGCTATCAGATTACAGATAGTGAAACAGTTACAGAGAAAGTACCTACAACCTTCAAGAAAGGTGTAGTGTTAGCAATTCCAGCTAACTATCAATGGACAGATCCTAACAATCATCCTGAAGTAGGTGATATTATAGCTTACTCTAGAAAATCTACAATTGATTTTGATCTATTTAAAGATTCTCAGTTAGTAAATCCATATAATGTAGTAGCTTTTATTAAAAAATAAACTAGACTAAAGCGTTAGTCTTTTAATTAAATCGTGGTTGTATGTGGTGTCACTAGGGGTTAGGTTTTACTTAACCCCTTTTTATTTGTAAAAAGTTGCAACAAAAACACAACTATTACGTTATAGAGTCATGATACAACAAATGATACAAAACATGTTAGGAGATTATAGTAAGCTTATAACTCTCCTTCCAAATGGACAAATCCGATTGAACATAATTAAAGATATTAATAATATTAATAGCGAAGTAATTGATTCTATTGATTTGTCCATGCAAGATGCACTAAGTTTATATAATATCTTTCAGCAGCCTAAACAATATACTAGTAACGGTACTACGATTAAAGAAGGTGATACTGAATTTGATATTAATAAATGGATACAACTTGCAATTAACGAATTTAAAAATAAGTAATATGATTACAGAGTATAAAGTTATTAAACCTTTTGGATGTGCAGAAGTAGATGATGTATTTTCTTATAATAAAGAAAATGAAAATTTCATCATGAGTTCAGAGAAAACTACAGACAACACTTATTCGGCAAAGAGTATGGTTATTTCTGCAAAAGTGATCGATAACTATACAAAAGCAGGTCTTTTATCTCCTATTAAGGAAGATAAAATTGATAACAATTCTGATAAAGTAAAAAAGCTTTATACAGAAATTAAGAGATTACAGAATAAATATAATCAACGTAATAAAGTAGTTGAAGAAAAATATGAAGCAGGTAAAATGCCTACATGTCAAAAAGTAGAACATGATACTGTTTACTTTAATCTGATGAAAGTTCTAAATAAATTTGAATCTATTATAAATGAATAAGCTTGTTAAACAAGTCAACAAGGATGAACTTATAACAGAATTCTTACATACACTTAATGGCATACTCAGGTTAACCGATAGAGAATTAGAGTTAATGGCTACATTGATTAGAATGGATATTGAATATGAAAAAGAACCAAACACAAATAAAAATGTAGCTAATAGACACAATAGAAAATGGATTATTGAGAATCTAGGTATTACTAAGGATAATCTGAGTAGATACATTAAGTCTTTCAAAGATAAAGGGATATTAAAAGCTGGTCCTGCAGAAGATGAATTATGTGTGAATAAAGCTTTAATACCCGTTATTATTGGTGATAGAGTCCAGTTGACTATTATATTGAAAATAAAATATGGAAACTCTGAAAATTAAACCTGGTAGTTTTCTACTTTGGAAAGAACATTCAAGAATAACTAAACTATTTAGTAAGTTATTTCATAAAGAATTACCATATAATAATTTTTCTTTCTTTCTAAGAGAAATAGAATTATGTTTTCCTATTACTAAAGGTAACAATAATTATGATAAATTAATAATCTTAGAACCAAAAGAAGACTATACAAAAGAAGAAATTAATTTATTAAATTCTTTAGTTATTTTTGATGCTAATGATTATTTTGATACAGTAAAAATATTTGCTAATACGCTTAGACCTAATTCTATAGATTCAAGTAGTAATCCAAATGATTTACTTTGGAATGAAAACTATAAAATAGCATATGATTTCTCAAAAAAGAATTAGCATATATACCCAATTAGCTAACAAATATAACATACCTTATCAAGTAGTAGAAGTAATATGTAATCATCCATTTAAGTTTGCAAATGAAAAGATAAGTAATGCTGATGATATCAAACCAATAATGTTTAGTTATCTTTTCAAGATAAAACCTAAAAAGAAATATGGCAAAGAAATTGAACAAACCTCGTAATATTCTACTATTTCAGAATTTGTATCCAATAAATCTTTATATATCAGATATAGATAATTGGGATGAAATAACTCAATTCTTTGACTTTTTCTTAACTACTAAACATCTTCAAAATGAAGACAAATGTGAAACACCAGATAAACCAAATAATGCATTAGGAGTTACTTATTTGGTAGCGGAAAAGAAAAGTGGAAGCATGGGCATACTAATAGTGTTAAAATCTAAAGTAGAATGTTCTACATTAGCTCACGAATCAATACATTATGCAGATGCAGTTTATGATTTTCTTAGAATGAATGCTGAAGGTTATGATGAAGGAAATGAACAATATGCATATTTAGTTACTTGGTGTGTGGATCAATTAGAAGAATATTTACGATGGAAGGAAAGAAAAACGACAGAAAAGATGATAAGACAAGATGGGAATTAATACCATTAGATTGTCTTGAAGACATAGCTAGAGTATATACAGAAGGAGCTAAGAAGTATGGTGATAATAATTGGCAGAATCTTGATAATGGTTACGAACGTTATAAAGGAGCTTTATTAAGACATTTGTATGCCGCTGAACATGATGAGTTTGATGAGGAAACAGGATGTAGACATCTGGCACAAGTAGCTTGGAACGCTATAGCTTTACTGTGGTTAAGTAAAAATAAAGACAATGATTGTTTCTCTAAAGAGATTTCAGATGCAATAGCTAGGGAAACAGGAATAACACAATCAATTAATGATTTCTCTACAAAAGATATTTCCTTAAAAGAAGGGGAAAATAAAGAAATTACTGATAGTTTTGAAAAAACTTCAGTAATGAAAAATACTTCATTGTATGCTAAATATGGTTCATTATCAATTCGTAGAGCTAATAAAGATAAGAATCTATTTTATCTGATTGATTCTTCTTATCATACTTTATTTGATGATGGTAGTGACAACGGTTATGATAACTATGGAATTGAAACAATAGGTAGACAGCAAGCTAATCTACTTAAGAGTCTTTGGAAAGAATTTGAGGAAAGAGAAAAAAATGGAATATGGAAGAAAAATTAGATAAGATATTATTTAATCAATCCATAATATTAAATTTACTGCTGCAGATTCAATCTAAAGTTAATGAAAGTCAATTTGCTGAAGACTATGTTGCAAATTTAGCAGCACAGATGACGGAAATAATATTAGGAAATAATATAGTAAGAAAATAACATGGAAGTAAAGTTTAAGAAATTAACACAAGATGCCGTATTACCTACTTATGCTAATCCAAATGATGCTGGATTAGATCTAACCGCTACTAGGTTTACTCAGGAATTTGATAAGAGTGGTAAAATGGTATTAGTATATCATACTGATTTAGCAGTAGAGATCCCTGAAGGATATGTAGGTTTTATCTTTATGAGATCATCTGTATCTCAGAGATCGTTATCATTGTGTAACTGTGTAGGTGTAGTAGATGCTGGTTACAGAGGTGAAATTATGTGTAAGTTTAAACTTACTACGGATGCATTACCTACTATTTATCAACCAGGTGAAAAGATTGCACAGTTGATCATTATGCCTTATCCTACTATTGAACCTACTCTGGTTGAAGAGTTGACTAAGGGGGATAGAGGTGAAAACGGTTTTGGTTCATCAGATAATACAATAGAAAATGAGACACAAGAATCAGGACGAGATAGCGGAACAACTGAAGGAGATAATAAATAACTACAGTCGTAATCCAGAGTATGTAAATATGTTTTACACTAAACAAGAAGCGATTGATGCTTTAAATAGACATTATAAATTAAGATACTTAAAATTTGATTAATATGATTTACAATTTAAAATACAACAATTTATTAAGCAGTAAAGATGGTTCTCTTAAAAATATTCAGGATTCTTTTGATAAATACGATATAATAGACTATTATTATATTTTACCTGAAGCCGGAGAATTGCATTACAATGGTCAAAAATATGAAATTACTGAACCTAGTATATTATTTAAAATGTATACTACAGAAAAGGATAAAGATCCTGAAATTGTAATTGTACCTTGTGCCTCTGCTGTTAATAGAATAGTAGAATTAAAAGAAATGAGAAACAATTACATGAAGTCACGTGATTGTGGTAATTGTGAAAAAGTTTGTTGTGATTGTTGTCCGAACTAATGAAACTATTTGATATTTTGGCAGGTAAAGTAGTTATACACAATGATGCCCTAGGTATCCCAGCCTTTAAAAAGGTGTGGGATGCCGATAAGGCAGATAAAGAAATGGCTACTAAATATATCTCATATATAGTTCTTAAAAACAAATATGATAGTCCTTATGTCCAGAGTATGGACAGTGATAAGATAGAGCCAAGATTAAAACAAGAATTATTTGGAGATAAAAATATAAAACTTCCCAAAGAAGTAATTGAGGCTGAACAAGCTTATATAGCATTTGCAAACACCTTAACATTACAACTACTGCAAAATGCTAGAAAGAAATTAGAAAGTATATCTAGATACTATAGTGAATCCTTAGCTGATGAACTTGATGAAAAGAAAGTAAAAGATATATTAGCAGGTATGGGTTCGTTAGGTAATACTATAAAATCTCTAGATTTGCTTGAAGCTTCTGTAAGAGCAGAAGAATTAACAAATTCAAAAGTAAGAGGTGGTGGAGAATTGAATCCGTTCGAATTACCGAAGTAGTTGTAACAATATAAACACAATTTAAAACATTAAAAACCAAGCAGCGTTGCTGCATAAAATTATAAAGATATGGCTAAGACTAAGACATCTGGCAAAACTGCCAAGGCTAACGGTACTATTACTCTGGATTTTACAGAAGCATATAAAAAACATCAGGAATATTTAGATACACCTTGTAAGGGTAGTATGCCGATTCCAGAAAAAGCACCTGTTAAAATTTCAACCTGGCAAAAGATCAAAAATTGGTTTAAGAGAAAGTAACATGGTTGATTTCAGTAAGAAGATAATAAATTCAAATAAATTTAGACAGCCGGCCATCCAGTTTATGGAGACCGGCTCTTACTGTTTATACCCTAAAGGAACTTCAGAATACTTCTCGTTTTGGGAAACTGAAGCGGATAGATGTATTGATGGATTTACTGCGGATGATGGCGATTACATTACAGGTTATAATTATTTCTATCTTAATTACTGTCCCATTCAGAGAATTGTATACGAACTAAATAAAAATGGAGAAACGGTTAAAATTAGGAAAGCCGCATTCCCAGATTTCTATGATTATGACTATTATTTCTTTCAAGCAGTACAAGAAGCCGAAAAACAAGGTAAACATTTAGCACTCACAAAGAGTCGTAGAAAGGGCTATAGCTACAAGACATCGTCAATGATGTGTCGTAATTTCTTTCTAATACCTAATTCTAAGTCGTATGTGTATGCATCCAACAAACAGTATCTTACTGAGGATGGTAACCTTACTAAAGCTTGGGATTACATGGACTTTATAGATAGAAATACCGCATGGGGTAAGAAGAGACAAGTAGCTAATACCGCTATGCGTAAAAGAGCTTCTATGCTTGTTACAGACGAGTATGGTAATAAAGTAGAAGTAGGTTATAAATCCGAAATAATGGGTGTATCTGTAAAAGATAACCCTAATAGTGTTCGTGGTAAAGCAGCTAAATTAATTGTATGGGAAGAAGGTGGTTCTTTCAAAGAATTAAAAGCAGCATGGGAAATTGCTAGACCATCAGTAGAACAGGATGGTGTAGCATTTGGATTAATGCTTTTATTCGGCACGGGCGGTGATGAAGGTGATAATGTAGCAGGTTTGAGGGAAGCCTTTTATGATCCTGAAGCTTATAATTGTTTGGCTTTTGATAATATATGGGATGATGGAACCGCAGATAAAAAGTGTGGTTTCTTTGTACCACAGCATACTAATCTTGATGTACGAGATGAAAATGGTAAGCGTATTTATATGGACAATGATGGAAATACTTACCATGAGAAGGCTAAAGAATATATCTTAAACCTAAGAGAAAAAGAGTTAAAAAATGCTAAAGACTCTCAACAGATAGACAGATATGTTGCCGAACATGCAGAAACGCCTATGGAGGCATTTACCGAACTATCCGGTAATATATTCCCAAAGAAAGAATTACAAAAGCAATTAGCTAAGATAAGAACTAATAAGAAGCTAGCCAATGCAAAACAAGTAGGTTTCTTTACTCAGGGTAAAGATGGTGAAATTGCTTGGAATATATCTAAAGTACCTAATGATATTACTAAATATCCTTTACCTAAGATGGCAGATCCTACAGGCTCTGTAGTAATATGGGAGCATCCGGTAATTAATGCTCCATATGGTTTGTATATAGCTTCATTAGATAGTTATGATCAGGATCAATCAGGTACTAATTCTTTAGGGAGTTGCTTTATATATAAGCGTTTTCAAGACTTTGAATCATATCAGGATATAATAGTAGCAGAGTATACAGGTAGACCTAAAACTGCAGAAGAATTCTATGAAAACGTTAGAAAATTATTATTATATTATAATGCCAAAGTAATGGTAGAAAACCAGAACCCTGGTATATTTGCGTATTTTAATAATAAACATTGTAGTTATTTATTAGCAGATCAACCTGACATACTCAAAGACATCACCAACAATACTAAAGTAAATAGGGGTAAAGGTGCTCATATGACAAAAGAAATTAAAGCTTGGTGTTTGGTAAGGATTAAAGAATGGTTGGAAGAAGATCGCGGTAATGGTACTTTAGGTTTAAATACCATTTTATCAGAACCATTACTAGAAGAATTAATCATGTATAATGATAAAGGCAATTTTGACCGCGTGATGAGTATGTGTCAATTAATGATTTTTAAAGAGCAACTATATAATTACCAAGTAAAAGAACATAAAGAAACAGAAAAGAAAATAAGGTTATTTGATAAACCTTTATTTAAAAATTACGATAATACTTATGAGCCACAGATAAATAACAGTTTTAGTACAACCACTTATATGTTTACTAACTAATATGGAAAGAAATATATCAAACATGCCTGTACAAAAGCTACCTATGTCTAAAAAGACAGAGGAATGGCGTAGAGATTGTGTAGACTATTTTATAGGTATATCTGGTTTTTCTTCTGCTAACTCGATTCCAGACGAAGAGGAATTACAGAGTTATTATGATTTATATAATAGTATATATAATGAAAAAGATCTTAAGTATGTTACAAATCCTTTTAACCAAGATGATGGTTTTCCAGCAATGGCTCAGGACTATAATATAATTAGACCTAAAATAGATTTACTATTAGGAGAAGAAACAAAGAGACCTTTTAACTACAATGTGTGTAGAACTAGTGATGCTGCTGCTGGAGATATTCAAGAGAAAGCTAAACAAATGTTACTGGAATATGCACAAGCAGCAATGATGGCTCAATTAGGTCCGGAAGAACAACAAAGATTTCAACAAGCTTTACAAACAGGCGAAATACAGACACCAGAAAAAATACAAGAATATCTCACTAAAAGTTATAAAGATGTTGCAGAAATAACTGCATATAATTCTTTGAACTTCTTATGGAAAAAATTAAATTTACCACACGAATTTGAAAAAGGATTTAAAGATGCTTTATGTGGTGGATTGGAATTCTATTACGTAGGTATTAGAAATGGTGATCCATTTGCAGAGAGAGTTAATACTATGGATTTTAAATACCCTGCAGAAGAAGGTATTGAATTTGTAGATGAAGCATCTTGGTGTGTAAGAAGAATACGTACATCAGTAGCTAGTTTATATGATGATTATTATGATAAACTAGATGAAAAACAGTTAAATCATTTATTAGAATTGGTAGGTCAGAAACCTACCTCTGGCTACGGTCCTGATAAAAGTCCTGTTGATGATTACAATCACATTACCTTAAATAGATATAACTCAATTAATGGATATCTAGAAGACAGAGTATTAGACGATGTTATATTGTATCATGTATGCTGGAAATCGTTTAAGAAAATAGGTTTTGTAACTATTTTAAATCCTGATACAGAAACAGTTGAAGAATTTGAAGTAGATGAAACTTATAAAGAAACAGGTAATGAAATAGATGTTGAATGGAAATGGATTACTGAAACTTGGGAAGGATATAGAACTGCAGACGAAGGCGATGAAGATGCACTTTACTTTGGAATGCAACCTGTAGAATACCAGTTTGAAAATAGTTCTACATTAAATTCTGGTAAATTACCTTATACTGGGGTAGCCTACAGTAATACTAATAGTAAAGCTAAGTCTCTTGTAGCCATTATGAAACCATTACAGTATATGTATATTATTTTATGGTATCGTTTAGAATTAGCTATAGCGAGAGATAAAGGCAAACTTCCAGTTATTGACGTGACTCAAATACCAAAAAGTATGGGTATTGATGTTGATAAATGGATGCATTACATGAATGCGCTGGGTGTAGTATTTGTTAATCCTTACGAAGAAGGATGGAACATTCCTGGTAGAGAAGGTGGTAAACCATCACCATACAATCAATGGGCTTCTATTGATGCTAGTATGGCTAATACTATTAATACTTATATCGGATTACTAGATAAGATAGAACAAATGGTATCAGAATTATCTGGTGTATCTCCTCAGAGACAAGGAGCTATTTCTAGTAATGAATTAGTTGGTAATGTTGAAAGATCTGTAGTTCAATCTGCACATATTACTGAACCTTGGTTCTGGTTGCACAACCAGGTAAAGAAAAGAGTTTTATCAATGTTATTAGATACATCTAAGTATGCTTGGAAAGATACTAAAAAGTATTTACATTATATGCAAGATGACGTTACAAGAGTATTCTTGCAAATAGATGATAACTTTTGTTACGAAGATTTCGATATATTTGTATCTGACAGTACTAAGGATAATCAAGCAATCGAACAATTACATAGTTTGATTCAACCCGCAATGCAGAATGGTGCATCATTGTTAGATATTGCTGAGATCATTACTTTGGATAACTTAAGTATGATTAAATCTAAGCTTAGAGATATCGAAAATAATAGAATGCAACAGCAACAGGCTTTACAAGAGCAAGAAGCACAACAGCAACAGCAACTTGTTCAGATGCAGAATGAAGTTAAAGAACAAGAACTTATGCTTAAAGAAGCTGAAATGGATCTTGAAAAATATAAGATTGATCAGGATAATGCTACTAAGATTACTGTTGCTCAATTGAATGCTTATCGTGGTTCTGAGAATATGGATCAGGATATGAATGGCATACCCGATCCTGTAGAAATAGGTAAACAAGAAATTGAAAGACAAAAAGCTGTATCTGATGCAATGACTAAACAAATGGATATTGCAAATAAGATGCGAGCTGAAGATAATAAGAAAGCAATAGAGCAACGCAAGATAGAAGCACAGAAAGAAGCTGAAAAACTTAAAGCTACTATTGAACGTGAAAGAATAGCTTTAGAAAAACGTAAATTAGAAGAAGCTAAGAAGTTGCAGATCCTTAAAGATAAGGCTGCGATGGAAAGAGAAAAACTGAAAGCTAAAACAGCCCTTAGAAATAAGACAAACGCAGAAGCAGCAAAATCTAAAAAGAAATAAATATGTCGGGTGTCTATCAAATATATAATCCAATAAATAATAAAAGATATATTGGAAGTTCAATTAATGTAGAAAGAAGATTAAAAGAGCATTTAAGAAATCTTAAGAAAAACACGCATTGTAATGTCCATCTTCAATCTGCATATAATAAATACAAGGATGTCTTACAATTTCAATTTTTAGAAGAATGTGAACCAGATGAATGTCTAATTTTCGAACAATATTATTTAGATTATTACAAATCGTATAATAGAGAGTTCGGATATAATATTGATCCTGAGGCAAAATATGCAGGAAAACATTTATCTGAAGAAACCAAAGAGAAAATTAGACAAAAAGCTTTAAATAGAAAAATATCCAAAGAGACTATTGAAAAAATTAGATTGAAAAATTTAGGTAAAAAAAGACCTAAACAATCCGATAAAATGAAGAATAGATGGAATATTACAAAACAATATTTCGGATATAATTGCATGTCTGAAGAAAAGAAAAAGGAAACAATAGACAAAATAAGGGTAAAAACTATAGAACGTTATAAAGACTATAAAAATAAAAAGAATAACATCTTTATAAAAGCTATTTTTGATAATGGCGAATGCAAATACTTTTATGCGTATAAAGACGCTTCTAGGCAATTGAAAATAGACAAAGGTTCTATACGATACGCTTTTAAATTCAAAAATGGTAGATGCGATAAAATTAAAGCAACCTTTGTTAAAATAACAGAAGAAGAATATAAGAACAAAACTAAAAAATAGGAGGAATTAATTATGGCATGTGGAAGTAAGAAAGGCGGAAGCAAGAAAGGTGGTAAAACTGGTAAAACAGGTAAGTAATATGAAAAAGCTGTTAAATAAAATTAAAAACGCAGCATTGTATACTTGGCAATTACCCCAGAATTTACTGGGGTTAGCCTTGTATCATTGCTATAAAGGTTATGAAGTCTGTACTAAAGAAACTTGTGGTGAGTGTATTAAATGTAAGCTATCTAGTAATATGCGGAGTGGCATCACTCTTGGGAATTATATTATTGTTAATAATATTAAGCATTTGCGTCACGAATTGGGCCATACTAGACAATCGAAAATCTTAGGTCCCTTGTATTTATTAGTAATAGGTTTACCTAGTTTAATACATGCAGGATTACATTCTAAAGTATGTAAAGATAAAAACTATTATCATTTCTATACTGAACATTGGTTATTTCCTGAAGAAAATAAATAATTATGAAATGGTCAGATCTAACATTAAAAGAGCGTAAACAAATATATGATGCGGTTAGAGCTGAGAATCCTAATGCTAGCTACTTTGATATTAAATCACAATTTGACTTAATTCCTGAATACGAAGATGGTGGTAAGAAGATAATGCCACCAAAAGAGTTGGGTCTTACTCCAGGTACTCCAGAGTATTATAAGAGACAGCAGCAAATATCCGGTAAAGCAGAATTAGTTCAACCTGAAGCATATGTAACTCCTGTTGGTTATATAAAAGATGCAATTACTACTGCAGAAGAATTAGAAAAAGGTAATTATGGTAATGCTGCAGTAAGTACATTAATGAATGTCATTCCTTGGGGTGTTGGTAAGGGTTTAAGAAAAATAAAATCTAGAGTAAGTAACACATTAAATACCCCTATTGAAATACATAGTAGTATGTTTGACGAGTATCCTTCTATTTTGGCAGAAAAGGCTCGTAGTAAAACATCAAAGAATAAGAAAAAAGTCAAAGAGGAAAGTGATTATGATTCTGAATTTTCTGAAGTAATAAGACGAGATAGAAATATCAAGAAATATGAAAAAGAAATTAATAAGACTATAGAAGATGCGATACTACCAGATAAGAAAACTTATGAGTTAGTAAAAGGAATTGATACTGCGTATGGTACAGATTATCTTGATGCATACAAAAGAATAGCAGCAAGAGATATGACTAATCGTGGTAAATATATCAAATACGCAGAATTATCAGGTAATAAAAATGCAAAAATAAGTAGAGTACGAGACGTACAAGATTACGGACCTGTGGTTGATGATTATGTCATTACTATAGATCCTTTACAATACTTACCAGGAACTGCAAATCATGAATTAGGGCACTTAGCTGATCAATTAGCATCAGATGCAAACAATCGTTATTTAACATATTTACTAGATGAAGGTAATATTATGGGTCCAGGAGAATTGAGAAGTAAAGGAATCAATATTGGATCTGATATGCAATCATATTTACTAGATCCTAGTGAATCAAAATCACATATGTTGCATTTGAAAAGAGCTTTAGTAAATGAAGGTAAGATACACGATTGGAGTTCAAAAGTTAACCAAAATACCATTGAAGATTTTTTATTTGATCCTAGAAATACAGGTGTTGTTAATAATGCCAATAAATTGCAATATAATATGTATAGAAATAAATCTAGATTTGTAGATAGGATAAATAATTTAACTCCAATGGAATTTATTACTCCATTACTATTACCTGTTGCCGGATATGAAACAAATAAAGAATAATCAATATGGAAGAAATTTATCCCTTGTATCCAATACCAACTTATAAAGATGGTGGGATACATATAAAGAAGAAAAACAAAGGTAAGTTTAACGCTCTTAAGAAAAGAACAGGTAAGAGTACTGAAGAATTAACTCATAGTAAAAATCCTTTAACACGTAAAAGAGCTATATTTGCGCAAAACGCTGCTAAATGGAATAAAGGTAAAAAGAAAAAATAATCTAATTAATTACAATTATGGATAACAATAGTAATGATACACTATTTGGATTTGAAGCAATATCTAATATGTTTGTAGAAGATCATTCTAACACGACTACAATTACTCCTACTCCGGACGATCCCGATGCGATGACTGATGAGGAGTTAGAAGAATTGAAAAGACAATCAGCAAAAGCTAGACCAGCCACTCCAGGTGCCAAGAACAAGAAGCAGGAACCTGAAGAAGATGAGGTTGATGATAATGACGATGTAAATGATATTGACGATAACATCGACGACGACGATAAAACAAAGAATAAGAAAACTAAGAAAGTAGAAGAAGATGATGATGTCAATAATATCGATGATAACGATGATGATGTAGATGAAGAAGAATCTTCTAAAGTTACAGCATTATTCGATGCTATTGCTGAAGAATTAGAATGGGAATTTGATGACGATGAAGAAGAAGAGAAACCAAAGACTGTAGAAGAATTGGTTAACTATTTTAAAGAAGTTATCAAAGAACAATCAGTTCCTCAGTATGCCAATGAAGACGTAGCTAAACTGGATGAATTTGTACGCAATGGCGGCGATCTTAATGATTATTTTACTCTTACTCCAGAGATCGATTATGAAAACTTTGATACTACAATTGAAAGTAATCAGAAGCAAATTGTTAAGATGCTATTAGCTGAAAAAGGTTTTAACGAAAAGCAGATTGCTCGTAAAATCGAAAAATACGAAGACGCTGGCATCTTAGAAGACGAAGCTGAAGATGCTCTGGAAGCAATGAAGGAGATAGAAGAGACTAAAAAGGAACAGCTATTAGAAGATCAGAGAAAGCAACATGAGCAAATGGTAGCTCGTCAACAAAAGTTTATGGACGACGTTGTCGGTGAAATAAACGCTATGAAAGACATTCGTGGAATTAAAGTTCCCGAGAAAGATAAGAAAGCTTTACTTGCATATATATTCAAAGCAGATGCTAATGGTAAAACTCAATATCAAAAAGATTATTCAAAAAGCGTAAAAAATTTAATAGAGTCTGCCTATTTTACAATGAAAGGCGACACTTTACTTGATACTGCTAAGAAAATGGGTACTAGCTCAGCTATTAAAAATCTGAAACAGAGTCTCAGATCTACGGGTGTTAGTAAAGGTACAAGAAGAATCAATACCAACTCCTCTAACTCTATATTTAGTCGCGCAGTACAACTACTTTAATTAAATAAATTTTATTAATATTTATGGATAACGGAATTTTAAATAATTTACAGATCGGTAGAGGTAAATGGTTTTCAGATCTTGTAGATGAAAACATGATTTCAAATGCAATGTTAACTAGACCGTATGAAGTAACACGTGTTATTTCTTATGTATTTGGTTCTAAGGATGATGGTTATAGTACGTCTTTAGACGCTATTACTGGTGGTCTTGGTAACGTAATGTCAATTGATCAGAGAGATTACGAATGGAACGTAATGATTGATACCGATAGAGCTGTAACTATTCGTTCTGCAAAGTGGAATGGACAAGAAATTACTGCCGCTAATGCAGATACAGTTATGGCAGGTTTGGGTAACACACCTATCATGTTATGGTTGGAAGATAAATGGTTTGGTCCGGGTGCTATCTTGGAATTCGATGACAGAAACTATCAGGTACGTGTATCTGGTGCACCTTATCAGGATGGTAACGAATGGGTTTACACTTGTTTCATTGCTGATGGACAATCTAGTTCTTATATTCCTGGTGAATATTTAGTATCTGGTCATCAGGTATCTCGTTTGGCTTCTGCTTATGAAGAATACAGCGAAGAAGGTGATATCCTGAACTATAATACTCATTTCAAGATGAGAAACTTCTTGTTTACTACTCGTCTGGATTATGATATTACAGGTACAGCTTATTCTACAGTACTGTGGATCGCTTTAAAAGATCCTAAAACAGGTAAGACTTCTTACTTATGGTCTGATTATCAGGAATGGAAAGCTATGAGAGAATGGTCTAAGAGATGTGAACGTATGTTGGTTTACTCCAAGAGTAACGTAAACAAAGATGGCTCTACTTCTTTACTGGGTACTAATGGTCGTCCGGTATATATTCCTGCAGGTTTGTTGCAGCAGATTGCTCCGTCTAATAGACGTTATTATACTGAATTGACAGCTGAACTGTTGGAAGATTTCTTGTTTGACCTGTCTTATAATATTTTAGGTACTAATGAACGTAAGTTTGTTGCTCTGACTGGTGAAATGGGTATGAGAGAATTCGATAGAGTTTTGAAACAGAAAGCGGCTACTATGAATTTAATTGATACTAAATTTGTAACTGGTTCAGGTCAGTCTTTAGTATTAGGTGGTCAGTTTGTTACTTACAAAATGACTAATGGTATCGAATTGACATTGAAACACTTCCCGCTGTATGATGATACAACTTACAATCGTTTGTTGCATCCAGTTTCTGGTAAACCGCTGGAATCTTATAGAATGACATTTTTGGATCTGGGTCGTAGAGACGGTAAATCTAACATCGTTAAGGTAGTTAGAAAAGATCGTGAAATGGTAATCTGGAATACTTCAGGTTCTGTTGCTCCTGGTGCTGGTTATGGTAAGAACGCAAGTACAGTTAGATCAAACGCAAAGGATGGCTATAGCGTGCATTTGTTAGGTGAGATGGGCATTTGCTTGTTCGATCCCCGTGCATGTGGGGAGCTCGTCATGGATTGCGATGCTTAACATTAGTTCAAATTAATTGGAACTTTTTATGGATGTTGACGTTATAGTAGAAAATTAAATTCTATGAAAACGTACGAAGTCTATAAAATAACTAATAAATTAAATAATAAAATATATATAGGAATAACAAGTCAGGGAGCTGGAGTAAGATATTATAAACACTTATCTGATGCTTTACACGGCTCCCCTTTTCCTATACATAATGCACTCCGAAAATACGGAAAAGAAAATTTCACATTAGAAATAATAGAATTATGTGAGACTTCTGAAATTCTTAAAGAACGAGAAAAATATTGGATAGCCTTTTACAATTCTACAAATAGAGAAATAGGATATAATATGACAGAAGGTGGTGATGGCACTTTCGGTCGATTACATTCTGAGGAAACCAAAGAAAAAATTAGACAAAAAGCTTTAGGTAGAAAAGCTTCAGAAGAAACCAAAAGAAAGTTATCACAAATATATAAGCAAAACTACTCTGAAGCCCATAGAAAAGCAGTTGCAGAAAGTAACGCAAAACGAACTAAAGCTATTTTAATGTTTGATAGACAAAATAATCTAATAAAAGAATATCCTAGCTTAAAATTAGCTGCTTCTGAGAATCATTTGCATGTAGATACTATACGAAATATAGCAAAAGGTAAAAGCAATGGTTCTGGAGAATATATCTTTAAGTATAAAGAAGCTGCATAATAAAGAACAATAAGATTATGGAAGTAGTATTAAAATTCGCCCGAGTAAATCCGTGGGCTGGAATAGCTAAATATAAAAATTGTTACGATTATATTGGTACATATTGGACAAGAGCTGGTAACATTCATACAGGTTTAAGTGAAGAAGATGCTCGTAGACTTGAAAAAGCTATGGGTTATGAAGAAGGTCATTTAGCACCTACTAGTTCTTTTTGGAAAACTTATAGTGTAAGATTAGGAGCTAAAGATGTTTTCTTGCATACTGAAAAACCTGAAGATGAATTAGCGTATCTGTTTTTAAAAAATCATAAAAGAGTTGCAACTGGTTTAAGCAATATCAGACCTCAACATGATTATGTATTAGTTAATACTGATGCTGAAGCAGAAGCTGCTAATAAACTTAACAAAATTAAACGTGAAGCATTTGCAGAATTTAATAAGATGTCTCTCGAAGAGATGCGTAAATGTTTACGTATTTATGGTCATAAGTCAGACAACATTAGCAATGAATTAGTAGAAAGCAAGTTGTTTGAATTGATTGAAAAAGATCCTCGTAAATTCTTCTTACTGTGGATTGATAACAAAAATAAAGATACTCAATACATTTTAGAGACTGCAATTAGTAAGAATGTAATTCGTAAGTCAAAAAATGTATACTATTATGGTACTGACGTGATTGGTAGAAGCCAAGACGATGCTATTAGTTTCTTAAATGAAAAGGCTAATCAAGATATCAAAATGGCAATCATGCAAGAAATTGAATCTAAATAATTATGAATATTAGTGAATTACATATAGCATTTAAAATAGAAGCTGACAAGAATGCCGTTAATATTGGTATGTCTGGTTGTCCTTCTTTTTTACCTGAGGAAATAGATTATTGGTTATATGCTGCATACCTCAGTAAAATAGCTACCAAGTTTACGGGCAATAATACTATTAGAACTCCTTTTGAAGAAAATAGTAAACGTGTATCAGACCTTGAAGGTTTAGTAAAAACAGATAAAGGTTTAACACTATTGAGTGAAACAACTAGTAATAGATTAATGCTCAATGACTTTAAATCTACTATTACTTATGGTAGTCAAACTCAAGATAAACGTATGTATTTTATTCAAGGTATATTACATTTTGGTAGTAAATTAGCTAATGTAAAACTAATAAGTCATGAAAACGCAATGAGGTTCTTAGAGACATATAATAACAAACCTTGGATAGAAGAACCTGTTGCTATACTAGAAGATAATAAGTTGATAGTGTTCGTGGATAGGGATCTTATGACAGGTCCCTATACTATCGACTTAACTTATCTAGCATATCCTAAAAGATTAAATAATCAGGATATTACTTCAGGTATGGATGAAATACCAGAGTATATGCAGTATGAAGTAGTTAAGTTAGCTGCTGATATGGCATTAGAAAATATAGAATCACCAAGAGTTCAATCACATCCACAATATGTGGCACAATTAGCAGAATAGGAGGTATAATATGTTAGCCAAGGAAATGCAAGCTGAATTTGAACGTAGGTTACAATTAATAGATCCTACTCTTACTATAGAACAAAAACCTAATTCTGATCTTATCTTTTCAATACTTAATGAAGCACAAGATCGCTATGTAATGATGAACTATGTTGGTGACGATCAAATGGAGATTGAAACCAATACTCAAACTAGAAATACAGATTCTATTAAAAGTTTATTGGTTGAAAGAGAACTCACACAAAGCGGTTCTACATCAAATGGTATAGCTAGATATAGATTACCTTATTCTACTACTGATGAGTATTTCTTATATGTACATTCAGTAAGTAAAGTAAAAGGTACTTATAAGCAATACACTACTGAAACTAAAGTAGATAATCAATTAGTAAAATATAGAGATCTACCAAAGTTTATGAAGACTGCTTATAATACTCCAATTGTAAGACAACCAGCAGTAGCTTTAATATCTGATCCAACTACTAAGTATATGTATATGGAAGTAGTAGTAGATGCTTACACTACTTTAAGTGGTGTTATTCTTACTTACTATAGAAAACCATTAAGATTTAATACTACAACTGGTGCTTCAAAATGTGAATTACCTGAATCTGTTCATAGTGAAATAGTTGACCTTGCTGTTAATATGTTTATCACAGAAGGTAAATACAGATTGCAAACTAAACCATCTAACCAAAGTAATAGAGAATAATTATGAAGTTCATTGAATTACAAACTGCATTTGAAACCGAAATAGGTTTACTTGATAACAATATTGAGAAGCCAGTTACAGCAGATATTGAATATTGGTTAATGGCTGGTTTAGATAAGTTTATTAAAACTAGATACTCAGGTATTAATTACAAGCGTACAGCATTTGAACAGGATCAGAAAAGAATTGATGATCTTCGTACACTTGTAACCAATAAGACATATCAGTTTACAACATTCCCAGAAGAACAAGTAGTTACATTACCAACAGATTATATGTTTACTTTAGGTGAAACTGCAGTAATCTATAGTAATAACAACTGTTGGCCCAAGGGACCTAATGGTCAACCTAGGACTAAACACACAGATGTGTTAGAAGCTACTATTGAGAATTTTGATAGACAGAGACAAAACACATTATCAGAGTATAGATTGCATGGTACTTCAGCAAGACCTTTGAGATTATTTCAAGGTAATGAAATCCATTTATATACTGATGGTAATTACAATATAAAGAATTATATCCTCACATACTTGAGGACTCCTAAAAGGATTAGTCTTACTACGGCTCCTTTTGATGAATATACGGATATGCCAGTATCTACTCATCAGGAAATCGTAAAAATAGCGGCTGAATTATACTTAGAAAATAAGGCTAATCCAAGATATCAATCGTATATGAACGAAGTTTCAACAATGGAGTAAGTATACGTTTTTTAAATTCTTAGTTTAACCTAACGCGGAAACTTGAAACATAGGAGTAGAAGGGTTAAATACAGTTAAACTAGGATATCCGTTTAACTAAAAATAAATTAATATTATGCTACAGAAAGTAAATACTGTACTGATTGCTAAAACAGCTCCTGCTTCTTTTTCTACTGCAGATGCTTTGGCAGATGGTGCAATTGCTTTGTTTGATGAAAACAAGAAAATTTTAACATCTACTGCATTAGCTGCAGCAGCTAAATCTATTTATGTAGGTGTTTGTGAAGGTAAAGAAGATGTATATGATCAGAAAGGTGCTAAGAGCACTAAATCTGTAATTAGATTTTCTATGCCTATTCAAAAAGGTTCTAATCCTACTTTGGTAGTAACTCCTTTCGTTGCTAAAGCTGAAGATAAGATTGTTATTACTGCTACTAATGTAGCTCCGGAAGTTGGTCATCGTTATGTTTTACGCTTAGTTTATAACGACATTTACGAAGCTCCGGGTCAGTTTACTCATACGTATGAAGTAATCGCTAAGACTACAACTCCGAAGGATTTGGTTGATGCTTTTGTAAAGAAAATTAATAAACACAAAGAAGCTAGAGTTACTGCTAGCGCTAGTGCAGCTGTATTGACTTTGACAGCTAAAGAAATTCCTTACAATGAAGGTATTACTTTGGATCATGGTTATACTCAGGTATCTGTAGAAGCTTTCATGTGGACAACGATTCCTTCTGGTTTACTGAGCAACGTAATGTATCCGATTTCTAATCTGACAATTGCTAAGACTCAAGGTACCCCGGGTAAGGGTAACGCTTACATTGTAAGAGATCGTGAAGATGCAGCAATGGGCTACAGAGGTATTACTCATAGAGCTAATGGTATCTATCCTTATATTGCTCCGGAATTTAGATCTGATTTGAGTGCAGAATACGATACTATTACAATGGAATGGGATAATAAATATCTGTCTGATGATAATCAATATATTAAAACAACTCCGCTGGCAGTTGAAATGTACATTGTAAAAGATCAGATCAAAACAAATAAATTATTTGTGAATATGATTAAATCTTTCATTTCTGGTGCAGAAGTATCTGAATAAGGATTTAATTAATTTTTAACCATGAAAGGGATTGGGGAAGTTATCCCTAATCCCTTTTCTTTTTATATACGATTGATATGAATGACATAAACGATAGCTTGTATTATGCAGAAGTAAAATTACTTACAAAGTACTGTCATAACTGCTTAGATAACAAGATGAAAGATAAAATCATGATGTTCTTATTCAAGAAAACTTTATATGAAAATGCTATAGCATTAGACTTTACAGAAGATGCAGATAGATATTATAAAGAAATGCTTAACTTGCTTGATATGAGAACATGCAATTGTACTATTAATGACTGTAAAAATTGTAAAGATGGATATTGTGAATTATGTAAATAAGGTTGGGGAATTAGTTAATCAGTCTACCAAGTACAATGCAAAACTGGATAGAGTTTCTATTACCAATTTAGTATTATTGTTACATTTAGATAAATTATCTAGTTGGGCAAGTACTAAAGTAGATGATGAAGATTTTCCCATTACTCAGGAAGATGTAGATAAAATTATAGAATGTATGCATTGTTTAAAAAAACAAATTAATTTCTATCCAGAAAAAGATATCGACGATGATTGTATATTAACAGAAGTAGAAGAACATATAATTCAAGAGTAATATGAATAAAAAGATATCACAATTTGAGGTTACCACATCTTTTGAAGATAATGACATTCTAACTCTTGTACAAGATAAAACTAATAAGATAATCCATAAAGATGATTTTGAAACTAGTTTATCTGGTACATTTGTAACTAATGAAAGAGTAGATGGTATTGAAGAAGATGTAGCTAATCTTGATACTAAAGTAGACAACAATTATACAGATCTATCCAACAAAATAGTAGAAGGAGATACTAATGTTACTAATAACCTGAATAGTAATATTAATAGTTATTATGATGTATTAAACAATAAGATCATTACTCTTGAAGATAAACACGATAAGGATTTAACTGAAGTTAATGATACAGTACAGGGTTGGATAGATACTATTGATGATAAGTCTACAAAGGAACAATTACAAAACCTATTAAATAGGTTGATTGAAGATGAAAATATCATTACAGCATTAGCAGATTTAATTGCAAATGGTGGTGGTAGTGGTGAAGCACCTGGTTTTCATACACAACCTACTAGTACCATATTTCCATTATCAGGGTACTATAAAGGTGAAAATGCTGATCCTTTAACTACTACAGATACCTTAAATCAAGCATTAGGTAAATTGGAATGTCAGATAGATAATATTACTTCGAGCAGTTCTGGGTCTCTTCCTTTAATTAAGACTGGACAAACTACTGCACCTAGCGATGGCACAATATATACTTCAGGTAAAGTAAAAGAAGATTATCTACGTAAAGACGGTGATACGGCAACAGGTTATACTACATTTTTGGCAGGTATACAAGGTGGCAAAACCTTTAGATCTGGCTGGGATGGTGAAGGAGCTAGTTTATGGCCTGTAAACACCAAATGGCATTTAGAAGTAGATGATTTATTTGTTCGTGGTAATCTGACAGTAAATGAACTAATTGTAAATGAAATAAAAGCTGTTGGCGGAGATATATTAGTTACAATGGCTGATATGGAAATCGTTGAAGTAGTAGATGGTAGTGATGGATGGACTTGCTACTTTGATGACGAAGATGGTACTAAGTACAATCAGTTTAGGGTGAGAGACCAGGCTATCTGTCAGAAATTTGATGGCAAGAATGTAAAGAGATACTGGAGAATGGTATCTGAAGTTGGTAATAACTTCATCGTCCTTTCTAAAAGCGTATGTGAACCAGGTAGCGCTAATCCTGAAGTAGGAGATAAAGTCTTATTGTTAGGTCATAGGGTAGAAGCAGATCCTGAATTGAATTCATCTATGAATGATAGACGTAATGCTATATTCATTTCAGCTAAAGGTGAAGGTTCTCCTAGAATTGCTTTCTATGATAACATCGATGACTTTACTTTGGCTGGTAAAGATCGTACTGTAATCGGCAAAGAAAGTAAGTTTGTTGGTACTCTGATGCAGACTACAGAGACTGGTGATGTAGTTAGAGTTCCTGTATATAGAGGAGAATGGAATCCTGATACTACTTACAATTATTATGATCAAGTTACATATCAAGGTAGTTTGTGGATTGCTATGAAGGATGGTGTCACTAGTGTACCTGGTCCAGATAATGATGAATGGCAATTACAAGTATCGAAAGGTGATTCAGGTAAACCTGGTGATGATGTAGCTAAATGGGTTGAAATCACTGGTACAAGACTGTTCTTATATGATACTCCTGATTACTCTGGTACACCAACTCCGTCATCTGTGGTACTATATTGTAATACTTATGGTATGACTAATCCTACATATGAATGGAGATTATTAACAGAACCTATAGAAGTAATTGGTAACAATGTAAGTACAGAGATACCTCATACAATATTTACTACAAGAACAGCCAATGTGCGTTGTGTAGTTACAGATTCAGATGGTAGTCAATACTACGACGATATACAAATTGCTAAATTAGCAAATGGTGCTGAAGGTTTGGATGCTTATTATGTTGATTTAACTAATAGTACTGTAAATATACCTTACGATTCATCTGGTAATACACCTTTAGTTAATCTTAGTACCATTTATACAGAAGTATATGCTTATCGTGGAATTGATCCTATTGACATTGTATCTATTGAAGCAACTACAACTCAAGGTGATGCTACGGTTGAAATACAAGGTAATAAAATCACTTTAAGTAAAATAAATAGTATAAGCGCAACTATAAGGTTGACTATCAAATTAACAGATGCTACTATCCTTACTAAGGATTGGTATATAAATAAAACTCATGATGGAGAATCTGGATTTGATGGTGTAGATGCAGCATATGTGATGGTTACAGGAGAACAAGTATTTAAATATACTTCTAATGCTACTACTCCCATTCCGGCTACAATTAATTTATTAGCTACTGCATTTAATATAGAATCACCTATGTTTTACTGGTACTGGGCTCTACCTGGTACAAACGATTGGCAAGAACTAGTAAATGAAACAGGTAACAACCTATTAGTAAGTCCTACTGGTAATTATTTCTCAGGTAATAATGAAGTAACATTTAAGTGTGAAGTTACATCTACTAATGGAGGTGCTACATATATGGATATGATGACCATCAATAAACTATATGATGGTAAAGATGGTGAAGGTGGTTACAGAGGTACGTTAACAAATGAAGCTCATACTGTATCTGCTAATTTTAATGGAGAAGTAGATCCTACAGAATTATCTAGGGCTGTAACTGAAACTCGATTGTGGTTTGGTATAGATCAAATTGAAAATAATAATTATTCTATTACAAGTACATTAATAAGTGGTAATGGCTCAGTAAATGTAGATAATACTAATAAGAAAGTAACAGTAACATCTCTTACTTCGGATACTGCTGTATGGAGAATTCATTTCTTAGTTGATGCTAAAGAAGTAGATGTTTGTGATTTTACTGTTACTAAAGCTAAAGGTGGTGCAGCAGGTTATCAACCAATATCAATCTACTGTATGACTAATAGTACACCTAGCAGACCTACATTAACTACTAGACCTTCTTCCTCTGGTACATCCAGCGGTGGTTATACTTGGTACCTTGATCCTACTTACTCTACTAGTTATGCTACATGGGAAAGTCATGGTAATATAGACCCTAATAATAATGGTGTAGTTGTAGTAGACCAAACTACCGGGTATAGATGGACAGCTCCAGTAAAGATAAGCGGTAAAGATGGTGAGCAGGGACCACAAGGTGATAGAGGACCTGCGGGTTCTTCTGGTTCTGACGGATCTGATGGTTTAGATGGACCAGGATTGAATTATAGAGGTGCTTGGACATCTGGTAAGACTTATGGTTGGACAGCGGGAAATGCAGGTAATGTAAGAGATGTTGTTAAAGATGGTAGTTACTACTATATGTGGAATAAATACTATAGGGGTACTGCACCAGTAGCTTCAAGTAGTAATAAACCATCTAATAGTTATACTACTGTAGACGGTACTTCCGGTAGATACTGGACTAGATTTGGTTCATCCTTTGAATCAATAGCTACTGGTTTGTTATTAGCAGAAACAGCAACTATTGCAGGTTGGGAATTTGCTGATCAATATATTTATGCTCAATCTAATACTATGCGTTTAGATGGAAGAACTTCACCATTAAGCGATGTGCATTTAGCAGCTGGTAGCAATGCAGCATCTAGTCCTGGTAGTGCGCCTTTTAGGATAAAAAAAGATGGAAGTATGGTTTCCACTAAAGCTAATATTACTGGTACAATATCAGCAAGTAGTGGTGATATTGGTGGAGTTCAAATTAGTAATGGTTTAAGAGGAAGTGGATGGTCATTAAGTAACTCCGGATATTATTGTAGTGGGGATGGAGTTAACGCCGGTTTTGGTATCAATTCTGCTCCAGCAACGTATGGTAAAAATCTTCCAATGTCTATAAGTTATACTAATAACATTTATGGTGATTATATTTTAGGATCTACTATCAGTGCTAATAACTCAGAGGGTTGGGCTGTTGGTTTAGCTGTTACTGGTGGTTTTCTTTGGTGTAGACAAGGAGTATATGATACATGTAAAGCACAATTAAATCCTAATGCTTCTGGAAATAGTATTCAACTAGTTTGGCCCAGCGGTGGCAATGGTAGTGGTTACGGTTGGAGATTTGAAATATATAGTACTAGTTACAGTACGGTATATTTACCGGATAGATCATTACTAGCTAAACATTTAGGCTTAAAAAGTAGCGATTATTTTAATATAGAAGTGCTACTTTATGCTTCTAACTGGGGCACTTCGTATAATATTTTTCCTAGTTCTGGTATGTCGCTGTTTGATGAAGCTGGTAGAAGTATAAGTAGTTATAAATTAGACAAAGCTATGGCAAGAAGATTTTTAATTACAGCTTCAGATACTTATTATGCAAGAACAATTTAATATTTAAGTTATGACGATAATAGTAAGAAAGAGTGATGGTTATGTACTAAATAGTGATGAATTTAATGGTTTAGACATGACTGATCAAATAGATGTTTTAATAAATGATCTAGATCTTAATTATTATGATATAGTAGATGTTGAAGATCCACACGATGAGACTATAAAATATCTAATGAAAAGATATTTCTATAAAAATGGTGAATTACTGTGTACATATTACATTACTGCAGAACTAGAAGAAGTGTTAAAAGAAGCAGAAGAAGAATTAGCTTCTACTGATTATATAATGACTAAGGCTGCAGAAGCAATGGTACTAGGACAAGAACCTTCTTCACAATATAATTATACAGAAGTTGCAGAAAGAAGACAAGTTCTTAGAGATCTTATTAATGATCTTAGACAAAAGAAAGAAGATTATCCTTTCACCAGTATGTATCTAACTGAACCTTTAATCTATAAACAATACAGTAATGATAAAGAATAATGTATATTATGAATTCTTTGCAAGCTATATGGTACCCAATTCTAATGAAGTTGGGTACTGGATAGACTTGGGAGCAAATTCAAAAGGAAAAGTAATTAAAGTATATAATCCTGATATTAAGTCTTGGGTTAAACTAACAGATGCTACTAGTGAAGATGCTGTTGCTCCTTTCATTGGTTCTAACGGTAACTGGTGGATAGATAATCGTGATACAGGTATCCCTGCTTCTGGTAAAAGTCCAATTATTGGAGAAAATGGTAATTGGTGGGTATTTGATTCTGCATTAAACGAATATGCTGACACTGGTGCTACTGCATATGGTAAGACTGCATATGAATATGCAGTAGATCATGGATATACAGGTACTGAAGAAGACTTTGGCAAAATGCTTAATGAAGTACCTAATGCGGTTAAAGATGCCAAACAAGCCGTAAAAGACTCAAAAGAAGTACTTCAGAATCCACCAAAGATTGTAGATGGTAATTGGTATATCTATGACTATGCAAAAGATACTTATCAAGATAGTGGTATTAATGCCGTTGGTGATGCATTTGTTATTGTAAAGACCTATCCTTCGATTCAAGCTATGCAAGATGATTACAATAATCCTGAAGTAAAAGCAGGACAATTTGTAATGATTGATACAGGTAATGTTGAAAATGAAGAGGATTCTAGATTGTATTTGAAAGGTAATACTGAATGGAAATTCATATCAGACTTATCTGGTGCACAAGGTATTCAAGGTTTATCAGCATATCAAGTAGCAGTACAACATGGCTTTGAAGGTACAGAAGACGAATGGTTAATCTCTTTAAAAGGTGAGAAAGGTGAAACTGGACCTAAAGGAGATAAAGGTGATACTGGAGAAAAAGGGGCTACTGGTGAAAGAGGACCTCAGGGTTTACAGGGAGAAAGAGGTTTACAAGGTGTTCAAGGTGAAAAGGGTGAACCAGGTATACAAGGGCCTGTTGGACCTAAAGGTGAGCAAGGAGAGCAAGGTATACAGGGAATTCAAGGGCCACAAGGAGAACCTGGTCCACAAGGTCCTAAAGGTGATACTGGTTCAGGATTAAATATTAAGGGAGAATTAGATTCTGAATCACAATTACCACAAGAAGGTGTATCTGGTGATGCTTGGTTAATTTCTGGTAATCTATATGTATATGTGGGTGAAAACGGTAATATTGAATCTAATCCTAAATGGAGTAACGTAGGTAGTATTCAAGGACCAGCAGGACCACAGGGACCTGTAGGACCTAATGGGGAACAGGGAGAACCTGGTCCTAAAGGTGAACCGGGAGCTGATGGAGCACCTGGAATACAAGGTCCAAAAGGTGATCCTGGTGAAAAAGGAGAGAAAGGAGACCCAGGTAGTGATGCCTCTGTAACTAAGCAGAATGTAGAAGCTGTACTTACTGGGGATATTACTAGTCACAATCACGACAGTAGATATATATCTAAAAGCAATACTGGTACATATACACCTACTGCAGATTATCATCCTGCCACTAAGAAGTATGTAGATGATACTGTAGCAGCAGTAGATGTTACTGAACAAATCTCTGGTAAAGCTGATAAAACTTATGTAGATAGTAAGTTAGATACTAAAGTAGATAAGGAAGAAGGAAAAGGACTAAGCACTAATGATTATAGCGATAATGACAGACAAAAGGTAAGTAACATTGTAGACTATGTGACCACAATGCGCTCTACTACGAGTATAAATACAATGGGCCTTTCTTTGGATAAGAAAAACGTCATAACTGGTTCAATTTATACTACTGGGTCTATTACGTTCAATTCGGCTAGTTCTAAATCTGCAGGCGTATTAACGGCTAGCTATTTTGAGAAGCTTGACGCATTACCTTCTGCAGAGGAGCTAGATCAGAAGATTAATACTGCTATAGGTTCTGTGTATAAGGTAAAAGGTTCTGTAGCCAATTATGAAGCTTTACCTAAAGACAATGTAACAATAGGTGATGTATATAATCTTGAGGATACAGGAGCTAATTATGTAGCTACTTCAACTACTCCAGATTGGGATAAGTTAAGTGAAACAGTAGATCTTAATGGGTATTTAACTAAGACTGATGCAGCTAGTACGTATCAACCAAAAGGCAATTATCTTACTTCAGTACCTGAAGAATATGTAACTGAAACTGAATTAACTGCAAAAGGTTATGCTACTACTACTCAGGTTAATACAAAATTAGATTCCTCTGCATATACTGCTACAGATGTGTTATCTAAAGTAAAGACAGTAGATGGGGTTGGTAGTGGTTTAGATGCCGATTTACTTGATGGTAAACAAGGCAACGAGTATGCTTTAAAAACAGAAGTAATTACAGAGGCACCTTCAGATGGTAAGACATATGGTAGGAAAAACAAACAATGGTCAGAGATTATAGCTAGCAATCAGTATCTTGACTTAACAACTTTATTTCCAAGTGAAAGTGGTACATTATCAGATGAAAACTATCAAAAGATAGTTGATGCAGTAAATAAAGGAATAACAACAGCAAGAATTGAAACGGATCCTGATGGATTTAGCCCGATAACAATTAATAATTCTACTGAAACATATAGTATTATAACAAATAGTTTAGCGATAGGCCCCAATGATCGTTCTATATTGTTGACAATAATAACCGTAATTATTAATAAGAGTGACAAGACCTATACTTCGGTATCTAATCAACAAAGTTTACAAAATACTGGTTCCGGTACAAAGTACCTCTCTGATAATGGTCAATATAGGGAGATAAATACTATAAGTGGTAACGGAGTATCTGAAATAGCAGCATTATCTCAATCCGCTTACGATGGACTTACTGAGAAGAAAAATACTACACTTTATATAATAACCGGTTAACTATGACTAATAAAGATATTAAAAATGCATATATAGGTACTACCGAAGTAAAAGCTATGTACTTAGGTAATACTAAAGTATGGTCTAAAGAGCAAGTAGAAGTTACAGATGGGGTATATATAATGCTAAATGACTGGAGTTTTGTTACTGTAGATCAATGGAAAAATGCCAATAGACCAGATAATTTGGGAATTGCTATTATCTATGGTGATAAGAAATTATTATTAGATTATAAAAATATAGATCAGTATTCCTTACGCTTATATGATTTTGGAATAGAGATGTATATAGCTTACTCTGATACAGATGCATTAAAAGATTTAAACGGATTCCAAAATTGTACATATGCATTTACAAATAGTCCGAGTTTTCAGGAAATTGCTATAAATTTAAAACTAACAACACCAAATAATGAAGATCTATTTCCACATGTACTTAGTTTTGGAGAAGCAGCAATATTACAGAGATTTGGAAAAGATTTTTATAAAGCTTTGAGAGCAGTTGGTCGTGTACGGTATAACCCATTTTGGACATCTACTAGAGCAAGTTATGACGAGTTTTGGTATATAGATTCACTGGAGCTTGTAAATGCAAATACTCCAGAAGATATATTGCAGAATATGATGTATTATAAAGGCTCTCAAGAAGAGACGATAAATTTCTTACCAATCTTTGATTTATCTAACGTAACAGTGGTTCAATAACCGCTATTAGGTATGTAATAGTCCTCTTTATGAGAGGAACCTTTATTTAATATAATCGTTTACTTTATATATCAAGCTCTAAGTATCATATAATTTTCAGAACGCTAGCATTCTTTTAGATTGTCTAGCGTTTTGTTTTTTCAAAGTCTCACAAATCTTCAATCATGTTTAGATATATAAACGATATTATAATAAAAGCCTCAAGTGTATCAACAGTGAATTATTTTAAAGAACTAATAAATGATGGTCCTATTAAATTTTTTACATGCATTAGTACTGCTTTATCTAGTGCTGTAAGCACATTCTTTTTACCTATTTGGATACCAATAGTCGCAGTAGGAATACTAATAATTATTGATATGATATTAGGTATTAGAGTGTCATTAAGTAATGGTGAAAGGATTCAATCTAGAAAGTTTTGGTCAACTGTTAAAAAGCTTTGCTTTAGTTCATTAATGATAAGCTGTGGTCATCTAGTAGATGAATATATATTGACATCCATCGATGCGCACTTAGTTGAGGGTTTTGCTGGTCTTGTTGCTGGTGTAGAACTATGGTCAATGGTAGAGAATCTACAAACATTAGATCCTACTGGACCTTGGAAAATATTCAGCAAGTTCATTAAAAGAAAAGGCGAGAAGTACTTAGATATCACAATTGACAAAGAAGATTTACCAAAGATTAAGAAATTAGTTAAAAAGATTAAGTAATATGAATTATCTTAGAGTATTGATAGTAGCTATTATATCTTACTTAGGAATATCCAATTATGTTTTAAGAAATAAAGTAAATAAATTGGATAAAGAATTGGGAGATGCTCGTAATAATATTGAATCTTATCAATCAATCCTAAGTAATAAACAAAATGAAAATAGAGTATTAAAACTTAGTATAGAAGATTTCAAACATTCTAAAGATAGTTTAATACAAGAGTTATCAAAAACACAAGATCAACTTAAAATAAAGAATAAGAAGTTAAAAGAAGTAATGAGTATGTCCACAGTATTGACAGATACTATAGTAAAAACAATACCTATAGATAGAAACTTCAATGTAGAACTTCAGTCAAATCCATTGACTACTATCAAAATAAATAGAATGGATTCAGTTATAACTTGTATTCCAGAAATATATAATCATCAAGATTTATTTATAACCGAAGAAAAAGTATATAGAAAGAAATATAAAAACTGGTTTCAACGGTTAATACATTTTGACTTTAAAAAAGATAAAGTCGAATCTTACAAAATTATCAATTCTAATGATTTAATAAGAGTATTAGATACTCGAGTTATCAAAATTACAAAGTAATTTGCAAAACATTTCAATTTAATATTAATCAATAAATAAATTGAAACTATGCATTTAAGTAGAATATTAGATCAAATTAAACGCCATCCTTCCCCAACAGAAGCTTTAACTAAATTGGGTAAAGCTATGGATAAACATGAAGATAATCTGTTGGAAAAGGGCTTCAGAATACTTAAATCAGAACTCTGTGCTAATGTATATGAAGCTATAAATGGCCCTCACTTTGATGAGGAACATGCTAAATACGCAGTAGAAGGCATGGAAAATGAGGATGGATCAAAAGGCCCTCATTGGACAGTTGAAGAGACAACGTCCATTGCCAATCAAATGGGCATAAATTTAAAATCAGAGAAACACAATAAGTGGGACTGGTATGTAGCCATGAATATGATCTACTCAGATTTTTATAAAGCTGTTGTAGCAATAACTGGTGGAGCTAGTACCAAACATTTTGCAGAACTTACCAAAGCTTGGATTTGTGACAAAGACATCTCAGAAGGCAAGATGTGGCATTACTATGTTTATATAATGTGTGATGATGAAGATAATGATTATAAAGCATATGAACATATGTCTCATGATCGTGAATATGATTCAGATTATAAATATGGTAGAGAAAGAAGATCTTCTGGTAGAATGTCATATCCTTACTCTAGATATGAAATAGAGGATGAATATGAATATTCTGATCGTTATGCTTATCCTGAAAGAAATAGAATGGATAGAGATAGACGTGAAGAAGATATGAAAAGAGACAGAGATTCTCGCAACACATCTGTTAGATATTTCTAATTATCAAAATAAATAAATCAATTAAAAAATAAATCATTATGTTAGAAAACGAAAGAATAATTGTAGACCGTGGTGGTATTGACCCCGGTATCGCTGCTTTGATGCAAAATGCTAATAAAGGTTTTGATCCTGCTGCTTTGATGGCTATGATGAACAACGGTAATGGTATGTTCGGTGGCAATGGCGGTTGGTGGTGGATTTTCATCATCGTGCTCTTCTGGATGTGGGGCGGATGGGGTGGCAACTGCTTCGGTCGTGGCAACCAGGCTGAAACCAACTCTGACTTCGCTCGTTTAGCTGCTATGGGTAACCAGAACAACAACACTGATTTGTTAATGCAGGCTATCAACGGTAACAAGGATGCAATCAATACCTTGTCTACTAACTTGAACTGTGACGTTAAATCAATTGACACAGCATTGTGTTCTATTCAGAATGCAATTGGTAAAGTTGGTGGTGAAGTAGGTTTCTCTGCAGAAAGAGTAATCAATGCTGTTAATGCTGGTGATTGCAATGTAATCAAAGCTATTAGTGACTGCTGCTGCACAACTCAGCGTTCTATTGATTCAGTTAATCTGAATTTAACTCAAATGAATGCTGATAATAGATTATCTATCTGTCAACAGACTAATACATTGCAGAATGCTATTACTTCAGGATTTAACAATCTGTCTAGCGAAAACGCTACAAGATTCAACATCATTGGCGCTAAGATCGATGCACAGACACAAATGATCAATGATAAGTTCTGTCAGTTAGAAATGAGAGAAATGCAGAATAAGATTGATGCTCTGCGTGATGAAAAGAATGCATTGCAGACTTCTGCCATTACTCAACAGCAGACTCAGAATATTGTAAATCAGATTAAACCTTGTCCAGTTCCTGCATACCTGACATGTAATCCGTACGGATGTAATGGTGGATTTACAGGTTATGGTTATGGATATGGCTATGGTGATAGCTGTTGCGCTTAATAAGAAAGGAGGTTATTATGTTTCCTTTCGTGTTTAATCCTTACTTTGGACGTAACAATACCGTTCGTATTTTAGACCAAGTAATACCGAAAATCAATACAATAAGCGTAAGCGATTCAACAGAATCTACAGTTCTGGGTATCTGTCCTAAAGTGTGGTGTAGACTTCCTAGAGAAGGTGTGTTTGTATTAGAGGTTAGACATACTCCTGCCACTGCTAGTGCAACACTTCCTGTGTTTGTATCTACTACTGGTTCAGTAAGCACCGCTTCAAATAACAACAATATACCTGTAGTAAAAGGAGATAGCACACCATTAGTTGGTTCTGAAATCTCTGCTGGTAACAGATATTGGGTTTATTACAATAAATGCGATAATGTTATTCAGGTTATGAATCATTACACTGTGGCTGCAGCTCCAGCTGCCTAATATATATTAACTTAAAGTATATGGGCAGCGAGTAATACCTGCCCATATCTTTTTAAACTTAAAGATATGACATTCTCACAGTTAACACCGGGTACAAATATACACGTACTCGAGATTACAGGTACTTTTAAAAAGAGTACTACATACAGTTTAGGTAAAGTAGTAAGTGTATCAAAACCCTACGATGAACCATTGCCACCAGGTCAGTTTCCAATGCCTATGCAAAATAGGCGTAAGCTTGTAGATTTAGTTATCTCTTGTGACGGTGAGCAGAAGAAACTGTCAGTATCTGAAGATAAAACAATGATGACCGATTCTACCATCGGACTTACTATAGCTACAGATAAAACTCAAATTGTAGATATGGTTAAGCAATCCTATAATGACTGTAAAGTTAAAAAGGAAAGCGTATTAAAATACGATGAAGAGATGAGGAGATGTGAAGACATCTTAAAATTACTTAATACAACTCCGGACATAACAACCAATGTGACAAAAGATTTCAAAGAACTTGATGAATTAAAAGCTGAAGTGAAAGAGCTTAAGCAACTTTTACAAAATGTAACTACTGTTCGTCCAGAGGTTAAAATAGAAACCCCCTCATCTGAGGAGAAACAAATTGAAATCTAAAACACAAAGGTTGGCTATTTAGTCAACCTTTTTTATTTTAATATTATATGAGTACATACAATAATAAATACGATATATTAGGAAGTACAATTGCTCCAAATCCAGCATCAGTTAAATATTGGGCTGATTTAGCATCTAATCCAAATGGCGGTGACTTAAAGTACTTTGATGGTAAGGAATGGAAATATGTTAATAATCAGGCTACATCAGATATTAAAGATCTAAGAAGTGATCTTACTTCTGAAGTAAACAGAGCTACTAGCCGTGAGAATGAAATAGAAGCTAAGATTGATGCTTTAATTGGTGATGCTCCTGAGATTATGGATAGCTTACCTGAGTTAATAGATGTTATTAACAATCATGCAGAAATTATTGAAGGTAAGGTAGATAAAGTATCTGGTAAAGGTCTTTCTACTAATGATTATACTACTGCGGAAAAGAACAAGTTAGCAGGTATTGCAGCTAATGCAAATAATTACACATTACCTACTGCTTCTGATTCTACTCTGGGTGGTATTAAAACAGGTTTTGTATCTACTGATACTAAGAAGGCTGTTAAAGTACAAGATGGTAAAGCTTATGTAGAAATAGATTCTACTAACATTGAAATTAATGATATACCTAATGCTGAAAGTTTTTATTCTTATGGTGTATCTTGGCAAACAGGTTCATTGAATGCAACTTTAGCTAGAATTGGTAATTTAGATTTACATCGTTCTTTACCAATCCAGAATAAGATGAGAGGATGTACCTTAGCAGATAATGGTACAGTAAATCATTATTTCAAAGATGACTGGTCTGCTAATGAAGATGGTACGCCCATTAAGAAAGATGGTAGCGATGGTATGGTAATGATTGAAATACCTGAATTCTATGTAAAATGCCAAAGTAAGAATGGTATAGATAGTATGAGTATTTCAGAATATGCATTAGATGGTTATACTCTTGTTAAGAAACAATATGTATCTGCTTATGAAGCTACTGTAGATAGAACTAAATCTGATACTTTGAAATTAGCTTCTGTAGTAAATACTACTGCTAATTTTAGAGGTGGTAATAATAATGCTGAAAGAGATGAAGCAGAGAATACTCAATTGGGTATGCCACTGACTTCAACTACTAGGGCTAATTTTAGAAAATATGCTAGAAATAGAGCTACTGGTACTAAATGGAATATGTTAGATTTCTTTGCAACAAATACTATTTGGTTACTGTATACTATTGAATATGCTAGCTGGAATTCTCAATCAGCTTTTAATGCTAATTTAACAGATAATGGTTTTAAACAAGGTGGTTTAGGTAGTGGTGTTACAAATATTACTGGTAGTGATTGGAGTACTTTTAATAATTATTATCCAATTATTCCTTGTGGTACTAGTGATGCTCTTGGAAATAAAACCGGTGAAGTTGAATATACTTTGCCTTCTACTTTTAAACCAGACAGTGTAGTAAAAGTAAAAGTACCTAGATATAGAGGTATAGAAAATCCATTCGGACACCTTTGGAAGAATGTTGACGGTGTTATTTTTGATATTAAATCTGATGCAGATGGTGGTACTAGTACTATATACTTAGCAAAAACCGAAGCTGATTATGGTGACACTGTTACCGAAGGTTTTAGTGAATTAGGACAATTATCTAGAAAAACTGGTTATATTTCTAATACTTACTTGGGTACATTCATCCCATCAGAAGCAACAGGAGCTAGTTCTACTACAGGTAGATGCGATAACTTTGAAACCGATGTAAATAGTTCTTCTTTAAGAACTTTATTCTACGGCGGTCTTGCTAGTTACGACGCTGATGCCGGTCTCGGTTCTTGTCGTTCGCTTGGTACGGTCAGTTCTGCGGTTGCTTATTACGGCTCTCGTCTAGTATATAGACCATAAATATTTATAGGTTGATGTCAAGTAAAAAACAGCAGTAATGCTAATAACAGCACTAATGCCAGTCTCAGTTATTGTAATTCTATCAATTTTTGTAAAAGTTAGTATTAAGGGTTTGTAAGAAATATAATCTAACAACACCTGAAATATTTGTACCTAAGAAAGATATTATATCAAATGTCTTAAATAGGAGATTAAAGTTTATAGGTTATAAAATCTATAATAAATATTTTAAATTATATGTAATTACTAACAAACTAATTAGTGTTACATCTAAAAGTAAATTATTACTAAGTTTAATGAGGAATATTATAAGTACTTATATAATTATAATATTTCATAAAAGATATAATGCATATGAAATCTTGTTATAGTGAACGTCCTGAAATGATTCAAAAGTTAGATAATAATTCTTACGCTTTTAATTATAACATTGAAGAAGTAAAGAAGGACGATGAAACATATTATGAATGTGAACAAGTAATTATTAATGAATCCAATATCAATGATGATTCAATTATTCGTGACGTATTACTTAATAATTGGGATGTGAATCAGCAATTGAAAATGGTTAATGATTACTTTGCATATAAATTGGGTCTCAATAAAGATGAAATCTGTAAAACTAGATATGAGAATTTCTTAGAGTTTAGATCTAAACTTAAAACAAGTGTAACTAAAAGTATAATCTAATGGAACTCAGATTAGATAGAATATTTCGTACTAATGAATATACTATTGGGGAGTTATATGTAGATGGTGCTTATCTATGTGATACACTTGAAGATCCAGTAAGACCATTACCTGAAGTATGTCCTAATACACCTAAAGGAATTGCATGTAAATGCAAGGAAAAGGTGTATGGGGATACTGCTGTACCTGCTGGTACGTATGAGGTGAAATTAAGCTATTCTAACCGTTTTAAGCGTATTATGCCTGAGATACTTAATGTACCTCACTTCTTAGGTATACGTATTCATACGGGCAATTCTAGCGCCAAAGATTCCAGTGGATGTATACTGGTAGGTACTTGGGATGGGATGAAAGAAGATTGGATATCTAATTCTACTGTAGCTTATAACAAGCTTATACCCCTACTTCAGAAGGCGATGGATAATAAAGAACAAATAACAATAACAATAAATAACTTATAAGTATGAAGAAACATTATGAAACACATGTAGAAGATACAGATAAGCTTATAAGTGTTGCAGGTCCTGTATTAGATTATAAGTCTTGGTATGAACAATACAGGAAATTAATGGAAGAACAAGCTCAACGTAAATACGGTCTTTATACCCCTACTTCAGAAGGCGATGATGATGACTTCCCATCTATTACAGGTATGATTGCAAGATATTCAGCATTAGGTCTTACTAATGAACAAATGACAGAGAACCCTGTATGGAAAGACCTTACAGGTAATGGGCATGATTTACAGATGAAGAACTTTGCATGGGGTGGAATGTCCGGAGTTGGCGGGTATGGCGATGAAAATTACCGAACATTCTATAAATTCACATTAGATGATTATGTCTTTATAGCTAGTCCACCTGGTGTTAAGCACATGAATTTTACGTTTAGGGTAACGGGGTTACAGCCTGGAAATAAATTAACATTAGCTTTTTTTGGAACAACGAATACTGTCTACGGTACATGGAACAAAGATGGCATATATACTGTTGATGCTGATATTGTTGAGGCAGGGAAACCAACATATTTTTATAACGGATATGGATCAACCAGAGGAGAGTTTACGATTGAAATCCTTCCCCTCTACCCCGGCTTTATCCTCGGTGACGGAGTAGACGACTTTGCAGTTACAGAGAAGGAGCTTAACTTCGAGGATACCTATACGGTGTACACGGCGTTTATTCCGTTTCAGAATAATCCGACAAGGAATATGATTTTGTGTGGAGCTGATAGCAAAAAAACTTTTTCCATGCAATATTCGTCTTTGGTTTATGTATCTTTTATAGCGGGTAATAACTATTATATAAATGCTGATTTTGTTAATGGGCTTAATTTGTTTGCTTGTAAAAGAAATGGTAATAATATATGTATTAAGAACTTATTAACTAATAAAGTTGTAACAGGTACGTGTGGGGACTGGGTGGAAAACGCTGGGCTATATTATTTATGGAAGAATGCAACTTATGCATCTTTTGCTAGAGCAGCTATTGCTGGTCAAACAATCTGTAATGGATATTTCTCTACCGATGAAGACGATGAAAAGGTTCTTGATTGGTATAAGAAGCAATATCCCTGGCTCTTCCCCGACCAAGCATGGACAGTGGTAGGCAAAACCAACGAGGACGAAGATCGTGCTACTATTGCCAACATTACGGGCAATGGTAATGATCTTATACTGTCTAATTTTGGGTTTGCAGAAGGGAGTGGGTATGGGTTGTATGCTGAGAATTATGCTGGTGGTAGATGGGTTAAATCTACTGATAGGGCAGATATAACTTGGACGAGTTATTCTGTAAATATAACTTCAGTTAAAGTTGCGTCTACACAGTTATATTATCAATCCTATCCTGAACAACCTTCTTTTACAGTTCCTTCTTATAAGATAAAAGTTTACGGACTGAAAGATGGTCAAACTCTATCCTATAAACAAGTAACTTCTGAAGGACAACAGATATACAAAATATCAGAAGATGGAACTTATACATTACCGTCTTTTCCATTTAAAGCAAATGGAGATTGGTATGGATTTACCTTAAATAAGGTACAAGAATCCTGTGACATTACTATAGAGCAAATCCCCGAATACGAAGGATATCTGGTTACTGATGGGGTGGATGATGAGGTTCGAAGTGCTGCTTTTACATTGAACGAGGATTGGACGATTGTTGGAAATTGGGAATTTATAACTAACGAAAATAAGAATGCTGGTTTAGCAAAAGTTTACTCTTTATACTTATACAATAGAGATTATGGAATATTTGTGTATAAATATATAAACGCCGGACAGGGATTTTCTGTTGAAGATGTTAAATCTTTAAAAGCTATCTGTTCTGATGGTCGCATATATCTTAATGACTGGCAGGAAATAAGAAACAATATAGAACAGGAGGCTACAATTAGTAAAGGGGTAATGGCTATTGGGTACTTTAACAGAGATTTCACCAAAATGGCTTTCAAAAACTTGGGCATCTACAACAACCAGCTCCTCTCCAAAGACGACTGTATCAAAGCCTACAACTATTTACAAACCCTAAAATCAAAGTAATATGAAGTTTATAATAACACCAAAAGAATTATTTGATTCTATTCCAGAAGAAGCAAAAAAACAACTAGGAATAGATAATCCAAGGATGAACATAGATGAAACCGAAGTATTACTTCATATTGAGCATTATGATGTTTTATTTCCGCCTATGATGACTTTGGAAGAAGATGATAATAGTGATATCGTTTATCCGTTTCCAACATACGATGCAACATCAACAGAATTCAATAGTTTAATCACTTCTGATGAATGGAGTACAAATACTAAAGACTATGACATTTAATTCATTAAATACAATAATTGATGATATTTTGCTCATTGTACGTGATAATAATATCAGTGAATCTGAGAACTTATCACGTATACAAATAGAGCAGTGGATACATCAATATAGAGCATATTTAATTAAACAGGATCTAGATAAGGGTAGAGATATAAATCCAGAGTATATACAAACTATTGGGCCTTTACACATATCCAAAGTAAGTAATTGTACTGGTGGTTATAACTACAAATCAGATGAAGAAATACCTAATTTCATTGACTTACATTTTGGTTTAGGTTTGGTTGCTGTAAAAGATATGAATGGTGATTTAATTCAATTAGGTACAGAAACAAAAGCTAAATATCAAGTAAGTAGAAAATATACTTGCAGTGATTACATCGCTTATATAAAAGGTAATCATCTGTACATACTTGGTCCTGAACACTTAGAATATGTTAAAATAGAAGGTATATTAGAAGATCCTACCCAAGCTGGTGAGTGTTTTGATAGAGATGATACTCCGTATCCAGTACCGGCAAATATGATACCTATAATTAAACAGATGATATTTGAAAGAGAATTGAATATCATGTTACGAGTCCCTAGTGACACCACGAACAATAGTACAAACGACGTTAACAACGAACTGAATGCAAGAAACTAAATACAATAGAAAAGCTTATACGATTGCTGACTTTTATGATAGTTATTGTAATTATGTAGAAGACAATCCACTATATCAGGTTTCTTATAAAGTATTTAGACAAATTGTTTCAGATTACTTTAGATACTTAAGAGACGAGATAATTGAAAACGGAAAAGAAGTCAGATTACCTTGTAGAATGGGTACATTATCCATAGTAAAGCATAAACCTAAAGAATATACTGGTAAAAGTTTAAGGATAGATTACGCTGAAAGTAAAAAATACAACAAAGTAATTTACCATCTTAACGAACATACTGGGGGTTTTAAATATAGATTTTATCACAATAAACAGAATATGCTTACTAAAAATAAAACTAAATATCAGTTGGTTATGACTAGGGATAATAAAAGACGTCTGGCACAGATATTAAAAAACCATGTAAGAGATTATGTTGAAATTTAAATTTTATTATTTTGGTCATATTCAGATATCAGAAAACGTTTCAGGTATTTATGCTATTGTAAATACGCTCAATAATAAAAAGTATATAGGAAGTTCTGAAAATCTACGTAAACGATATAGACAACATTTCAACAATTTAAATAAAAACAAACACGTAAACACACATTTGCAAAGGGCGTACAATAAATATGGAGCGTCTGTATTTGAATTTTGGATTTTAGAAGAATGTGAAAATATTAGAGACACTTTAATCACTTTAGAGCAAAAATGGATAGATTCCGATGGAGATTATAATATATGTAAATTGGCTTCTCACCACTGTGGTGAAGTTTATACTGGACACGTAATAACTGAAACACACAGGAATATTATTCGAGAAGCTAATAAAAATAGAATATGGTCAAAAGAAACATTACAAAAAAAGTCAGAGTTTATGAAAAACTCTGATTATGTAGCTAAGTTAAGAAAGGCCGTATTACAATTTGATTTAAACGGAAACGTAGTTAATGAATATAATTCTATTACAGACGCTGCAAAAGCTATGGGGTCTATAAACAGACGTGTACAAATAAAAAGATGTTGTCAAGGTAAATGTAAAACTGCATACAAATATAAATGGAGATATAAAAATGATTACAAAACTGATTAGTTCTAAATCCATAATTGCAAAAATAATAGCGGATTTAGATTTAAAAGAAAATGAAATTAAAATCACAGACTTCTTCGAGTGGGTGGCCGAAGGAATGGAAAAAATTGGTGCAGTTACACAATTAGAACCTAAGGTAAAGACTGTAGAAATACATAATCATCAAGCTCAGATACCATGTGATTTACATCAGCTTCATCAAATAGCATATTCATTTAATTGTGATGGACCGTGGTTTCCAACTAGAAAAGCCACAGGCTCATTTGCTGTATGGGGTCATGATGATTGCTATTGTGATTGTTGTGATCATTTTGGGCATACTAAGGAATGTAGACATGATTGTAAATGTGAACACTGCGATCCAAATATGATTGTACAGAATGATGTGATGGTGAATCTAGTGGTAGATATGTATGGTAATATAGATAAAACCGAAGCAATTGAAATGCTTAATACAAATCAGAATCTTAGAACTATAGTATCTAATTTAATTAATCAACACACTATAGGTGATCATCAAGCTTTTCATTTTGATACAGCAAATCCAAGTTTAGGTATACAATATACTGTTAAACCTGGTTATATTATGTGCAACGCTCCATGTGGTTATCTTAAACTATCATACAGTGGTATTTATACAGATGAAGAAGGTTATGCTTTAATACCAGACATGACCTCATATACTGAAGCTTTATACTGGTATGTTACAATGAAAATGAAATACCCAGAGTATCTTAATGGTAGAATGAATAGGGAAGTATATTATGATATTCGTAGATCTTGGAATTTCTATAGGAATCAAGCATATGCGGAAGCATTGATGCCTAATGAAGATGGTTTAGAATCTATAAAGAACAATTGGAATAAGATTGTTCCTGAGTTTAGAGATCATAATTCCTTCTATAGTCATACTGGGGAACGTCAAATAATTTATAATGCTACTACATAATGAATGCACAAAGACAAACAAATACTTTTCAGAAGGGAATGAACTGTGATCTAGACTATTCAGTTATAGATTCAGGACAATATCAATGGGCAGAAAACATACGTATTATTGCCAATGATAATAGTTCTACTGGAGTAATGCAGAATATTGAAGGTGTGCGTAAGCTCAATCCTACATTGACTTTGAATGGTGAAACAATAGTCCATACAAATACAATTAGGGATTGGGCAATTGTGTTTACTAAGAAGGGTAGTAACTTCAATATTTATAGATATGATTTTGGTGCATCTGAAACTGAACCTATAGTAACTACAGTAGCGTCTAATGTGACATTGGATATTCCTATTATAGATGGTCATTATGCGGTTAGTAGTGTTTGTAAATGGGAATCTGACGATTTAGTTAAAATATATTGGTGTGATGGTGTACATCAGATTAGGGTATTGAATGTAGCTACAACTCATCCTAATCTTAATGTAGACTCTTTAAATATATCACCAAAGAGTCAATTACCACCTTTATTTTTTAAAGGTTTAGGTACAGGTGGATTGAAAGCCGGTAAGTATCAATATTGCTATCAACTATTTAATCCCAGAACATCTGAAACATCTATATCTGTTTTATCTCCAATTATTACAGTATCTAGGAGTTTAGAAAACACCAATAGCCAAGATATCTATGGTAGTTCTAAAGAAGAAACTACTAATAGATCCATTAAACTACAAACTACTGTGGATACTAACTCTTTTAGTAGAGCTAGAATAATCTCTCTATATTACTCTAGTAATACTGCAGAACCAGTTATTACTGTGATAGATGAAATAAGTATTTCAAATAATACCTTAGTTTATGAAGATAAAGGTGGTTCAGTTATCGATGAGCTTACTCTAGAAGAATTCAATGGTTTAAGTACTTATTTGTTTACTCCCAAAGTAATAGAATCTAAAGACAATATGTTATTTGCGGCTAATATCACTGAACAGACTTGGGATATTAGTGATGATGAATTTGATGCTAGAGCATATAGATGCAATAAGAATGGTCAAATATTATTAACTTCTACATCTGGACAAAACTCTATAACATTTTCTACTTCAGAAATAAGTACTAAAGATATACCAACTAATCACGACTGTATTTGTCCTGCAAACTATGATGATAATAGTCAGTATTTATATGCTCCAGATGCTACAGGTAAGTATGTATACGGTGGTATAGGTAAAAATATTTCATATAGATTTATAAAAACAAATCTAATTGAAAGTGATGCCCCTACGTCTAGAACAGGTTACGCTGAAGATTCTTTCTCATTAAACTCTAAAGCACGTTCTACATCTACTCTAGATTTATACAATATTGAGGAAGATGGTTCTTGGTCAGATGCAGGTTCTTTGCAATTTGCTGATGCTACTGCTAAGATATTAAACTATAGTAATAGTGAAGTAGAATCAATGGCAAGGGGTTATATGAGAGATGAAATATATCGTTTTGCTATTGTATTCTATAATGAAGAAAATGTAGCATCTTCTGCACACTGGATCGCAGATATAAGAATGCCTAAAGCTAGTACACCCGGTTATAATATCTTTACTTCAGGTATGCGAGTAGACATTGGTGGTAATACCACTAATAGCCTAGAAGTAGTTACACACCCATTAGGTGTGCAATTCACAGTCAATATACCAAGCGATTTAATCCAAAGTAAGAAGATTACTGGTTATGAGATTGTAAGATGTGAAAGAACTATTTCAGATAGAACAATATTGATGCAAGGGGCTGTTAGTTGTGTTTGTAATTATGATAATACAAATCAATTAACTGCTTTTCCATATCTTACTTATTCTACTTCTCATGGTATGGTGTCACAAAATAATAAATATGCACATGCTTTTGACTTTAGTAGTCAGAATGCTAATGAATATTTCTTATTCATATCACCAGAAATATGTGTTAATAGAACAAATGCATCTGAAGTAACAGGTAGAGCTACAGAGATTAAAGGTATATATAGACTACGATCTTCAATATCTCCTGATGAATCTATGGGTAACGGTACTCCTGCAAACGATAAGGTTATACCTAATGGTAACAAAGTTAAAGTATTAGTTGGGGCAAAAGCTTCAAAACATGATTTAAAGAATATAACCTCAAATACTGGTACTAGTTGGGCTAAGAATAGCGGTTGGGCTTATACTTCGGTTACGGCTATAGGTGATTCTATAAAACAGTCTACTGCAAACAATGCAATCTATATGGGTGCAGAATCATGGTATGATGCTACTTTAGCTAAGTATTACAATAAAATTACTACAGGAGGATATAATTCTGCATCAATTCAAGACATTACAATTGCTACTAATACAGATCCATTTGACTTAGATGATGATGCGTGGAAAACTAAAGCTACCAATGTAGGTAGCATGGTATACTATAACTGGGTATACGGAGATACATCTAAGGCTAGTGATTATGATGATAATAATGTTAGGAAGGTTGGACCTCATGGGGTATGTGCAATATTCCAGAGTACAGATATGACTTCTCGTAACACTATGGTTGGAGAAGTGCCAGAATTAGCTGCTGGACCAGAAAGTGCTAATACAATTCTCATTGCCAATTTAAGACAATCTGTAACACCTTATGGTGGTAATAGTTATGCTACAAGACAGAACTCTGTATATATAAGTACAGGATCTTATGTCAATGCGAAAGACAATAGTAATACTAAAGTAAACGTATTTGGTGGTGATACATACGTTGGTGTATTAGATTATGCTAACTGTATGTTTGCATATCATAATGCTAGTGATAACTATGAACAACCAGATAATGAAAGAATTAGAGCATATAATGGTGCTTATATACCGTTAGAATCTTCTATTAATCTCTCATTGAGAACGGATACCGTAGGTACAGCTAAGACTTATGAGTCTGGTACAGGCTATGCAAATCACTTTGTAGAGAATGATATAGTACAAGTAGGTTCTATATATGTTCAGAATACGCCATTATATGCTTATAATGATGCTTATTCTGCTCAACCTAGAGCTAAAAACTATGTTAGTAAATCAATATATAGTATAGATAATTTACATACAGACACCAGAGTAATGAACTCAGAACCTAAGACTAACTTGGAAGTAACTGATTCGTGGACTAAATTCAGGGTTGCTAATTATTTAGATGTTGATACTAGATTTGGTTCTATAAATAACTTAAAACTATTTAAGAATAACCTGTTGTTCTGGCAAACTGACGCTTTTGGCACACTTGCAGTAAATGAACGTTCTCTTATCCAAGATAATAATGCAGGTGCACTTACGTTAGGTACTGGTGGTGTATTAACTAGATTTGATTACTTTACTACCAAGAACGGTTCTAAAGAGAATCAATTAAGAACTGCAACACAATCAGATAGTACAGTATACTGGTATGATGCTGATAGAAATGAAATATGTGGTTTTGATAATCAATTACGTACTGTATCTAAGTTAAAAGGTGTACAGTCTTATTTACATGATAATAAGGATATAATTACAAACGATCCTATATCTGTATATGATAAAAAATATAATGAAGTTCTTCTTACTCTAGAAGATAAGACTTTAGTATTTAATGAACAAGTTGGAGCTTTTACTTCATTCTATACTTATAGACCTGATTGGTATGCTGAATTTACAGATAAACTAATGATATATAAGAATTTAGCTGTATATAAGTATAACTCAGGTAATGAATTAGATATGTTTACTGGTAAAGATAAGATATCTTATGTTAGATTTATAGTAAATGATAAGTACCCTCAAACTAAAACATTTGATAATGTTGAATATGGTGGTGACTTTACTTACGATACTAACTTTGATAACATCTACTTTGAAACTAAAAGGCAAACTAGTTTTACTCTTACTCAGGATGATATAGATTATAGAGAAGATACTTACAAGTTCTGTATTCCTCGCAGTAGTAGAGAATTAAATGAAGCTGAAGAGTTAGTAAACAAATCCTATAGAGATAGAATGAAAGGGAAATATTTAATCTGTCATTATAAGTATGATTGTAATGGTGGTAATACATTTAAAGTTCCTTATATTAGTACAGCATACAGATATTCATTGATATAATATGAAAAAGAAAATAAACAAAAAGAAAGTTCCAGCTTACGCTTTTGGTATAGATCAAGGTTTAGAGATTGCTTCTATATTGGGAGCTGGTTTACAAGGCTTTGCAGAAGAAGGATCTGGTGCAGACATTGCTGGCAGTGCTCTAGGAGGTGCTGCCAAAGGTGCTTCTGTAGGTTCTGCTATTCTTCCTGGTATTGGTACAGCGGTAGGTGGAGTTGTAGGTGGTGTTGGAAACCTTGTATCAGGTATCTTTAGAAAGAATGCAATTAATAAGCAAAAACGTATTAAAGCAAATGCTAAAGAAATAGCAATGGGGAAAGGTAATGCAGCTACACTTGAACAAAAATATTGGGATGATAATTCTTTAGCTTACACTTTTGAAAATGGTGGTATATTACCAGATTTAGCTTATGTAGATAATAATGAAGTAATAAGAGACGATTTTGGTAATATTGAACAAATACCTAATAGTAAACCAGGTACAGATAATCATTTAGTAGATGCTTCTAATCTTGATTCTGTTTTATCTGATAAAATTAAAAGACCGGGTACAAATAAAACATTTGCACAAGAAGGTAAAAAATTAGTTAATATGACTAAAGGAAGTAAAGGAAAAGATAGATTTGCTCGCAATGCTGATAAATTAAATCAGATAAATGCAAATGCAATGTATGAACAATTGCTTACAGAGCAAGAAACAGTTAAAGCTAAGAAAGGTATTAAACCAAAAAAGAAAGGTATTCCTGCGTATCAGGATGGTAAAGGTAAAACTGTATCAGAAGTAATTAGTGATAGGAATCGTGAAACATATGCAAAATATGGTGATTTTTTTGATGAATTGGGTGTTGCTTTAAATTCATTCGGCGAAGCAGTATCTTATTTTCCAAGACAAATATTCGGTTCACTCATTAACAATGATTCGATAAACAGTGCAGTTTCTAAAGCAAGAGCTACAAAAATAAACAAACAACCTAGACCTGAAACGCCAGCTAAACCAGAAATAGTATTAAATCCAAATAAGAGATTAATTCAAACTTATGGTAGTGCTCCAGCTTTCTATGACGTCTTACCAGAAAGTAACGAAGTTGATGCTATTACTGGGGAAACAATCCCCATAGGTACGAATGAACCTGTACGTGATATTCCTAAAGCATCGTTACCTGGTACAGCTCCTATAACAAAGAAAAAAACTGCTAAAGGTGTAACTACCCCAAGTAAACAAAGTAAAT